CTATAAAATCTTCTCTATTTCAGTTCTAAACCATTCAATATCCATGTGGGTATAAACTCTATCTGTTAAATCTTTTATGGAATGTCCCATGAATTTTTTCCTGGCGTATTCATCGACTCCATATTCTTTTGCAAATGTTGAAAAAGTATGTCTGCCATCATGTAGAACATGACCTAAAATGCCAAGTTCGGATTCTTTCTTCAACAGAGAGTTTCTGAATGAATTTTCAATATATCTATACGAACCGTGAAATTTTTGAGTTCTTCCAAATAACATAGGCCTACCAATATCAATGGCTTCATGGTAATACTTATGAATTATTGGTAACACCTTAGGATGAATGGGAACTGTTCTATTAATACCATTGATAGTTTTTACTCCACCTGTATATGTCCTGTTTTCTAGATCAATGTTATTTACTGCAAGAGTAATGACCTCGCCTGGACGCCAGCCAGAGTAACATTGAACAATAGTCATGTCAATGAAAATGTCGCCGCTATTGTCCCAGAGAATTGCTAACTCATCTTTAGTGTATGGCCGGCCCTCTCTGGATTTTTGAACGTTCCCTTTGTTTGTGTTTATTGTAAACGTCCGAGCATAGTTTTCGGTTACAATTCGTCGGAAGACAGCATAATCAAAAAGAAGATTATATAAAGCTTTAATATTGCCTTTTATTATATATGTGGCAGCAATCTTTCTACCAGCCTCGCTCCCTCTTTCGCCAATCTTGTACGCATTCTTAATATGTTCTTCGATAATAGGTGGTAAAAAGTCGACAACTTTGATGTTGTAAGCTGGTCCGCAATACTTAAAAGCGGCATCATACGATTTACGCCTATTATCATCCAAGTTATTATCTGATATGTACTTTGGTAACCATGCATCATATAATTCTTTGACAGTTAAATCGTTTTTTAAATCATACGGATTCTCTTTATATCTCATGATTGCTTTATATGCATCTATTTTTTCGGAAAAAGATCCAAGGAAATCATAAATGTAATAGCTTTTCCCTGTATCCTCATTAAGCGTTAATTTAGGATTAACCATTGCAGCGAAAGGCTGGCGCCGATTTCCGGTGAGTGTTTTAATGGTACCATATCCATTTGGTAAACGCATTAATGATTGCTTATCTGATTTTTTAGGCCGGCCCCGTTTGCTTGTAGATTGTTTATGCGGTAAAAGAGGGTATCCGCAATGTGGACAAGCTGTTGCCTGTGTACTAATTTGCCCTTTGCATTCAGGACATTTCTTTAAAGACATAATATCATCCTTTCTAAAAAAGAGTATAAAAATAGCACTATACCGGTTTACAGTTTAGTGCCGGGATGGTACAATGTCTTTGTAAGAGAAGTGTATCGGCACAGCCGGTATAATCTTTGTGAAGCCGTTCGGTGTTGGTAGCGCCGGGCGGTTTTTTAAATTTTTTGTTCCCAGACTTTTCCGCATTTATTACACATGAATTTTTGCTTTCCAGCTGGTTTGTGATTAACAAGAGTAAAAGGTTTAAGTGGATTTAAATTCAAAGTAGTCTTTGTCTTCCCTCCAATCAATTGAACATCGGTGCTTCCACACCCCCATGCCGGGTGTGCCATTGAAGAACCTCCTTTTTATATACTCTTATAAAAGCCATAGGCTTTGATAAACATAGTATAAATCAGGTAAAGCTCCTTCACGGTAAACTGTCAATTATTGCTTAATATATACTTAGAAATTATGACCATGCAAATGATAATACTCAGCATGTTCAAAAACATATCCTTCACCCATAAGAAAAAGATGAGTACTAAAAAATTCGGAATCATCTTTATTGTTCTCAGATTCCTGCTCTGTGTGCATGGGAATATAAGAATTTTTTTTCGGGAAAAACCATTCACATATACTTTTATGTAAATTTCTTTGCGTCCAATAACAAAATGATTGATAATCCTTTGCTATTCGATTAGCAGCCATGCATGATACATAAAATGTATTATAGATATCTTTTACTGACTCACAATGTAAATATTGCATGATCGCCCTGGGAGCTAAGATATTGCTGGAGAAGAAGTCAGCTTCTTTTTCATTTTCTACGCATTCTCCAACATGATTAAGAACGATATGGGCAACTTCATGCATTAAAGTAAAACGTTGACGTTCTTTATGAGGAAACATATCATTATAAAATATTATACCTTGGAGTGTAAAAGCATCATTACTAACTAATAGACATTTTTTAACTTTAGACTCGGGGAGCTCCGAATATTTATATACAGGAATCCCTAAACCTTTGATTACCTTAAAGCAATCAATAGGAAATTTTTTTATATCACATCTCTTATATACTTCTAATGTTTTTTCAATAATTCTATATTGCTCCAAAAAATCACCCTTTACTCATCGGACAGAAGAGCCTTGATTATGTCCTGTTTTTGTTCGAGCGTGAGTTTCTTTCCGTTTCTAGCTATGAGACTTTGAATATCATCATAAGTAGGTTCATATGTAGTTTTCAGGCTGCTATCATCAAAATCATCCAAAGATAAGCCTAAAACACGAGCGATGGCTTTTAAGGTCTCAAGTTTAGGATCTCTTGTTACACCGCTTAATATTTTATTCAATGTTCCGATTGGAACGCCAGATCTTTCTGATAATTCTTCTGTGGTCAACCCTAATTTTTTTTTGTACTCATTAATCTTTTCTAATCCCATTATCTTATCCTCCCGTTCGGTAATATTTTACCGCTAAACAGTGAAAATGTCAATAACAATTTTCCATTAACGGTAAAAATTTCTAAAAAAACTGTTGACTTTTACCGTTGATGGATATATACTTGCATCATAAATAACCGTTAACGGTAAAACAAAGGAGGCGATTAAATGTATTATCGACTGAGAAATGAAATTGACAGAAGAGGATATACAATAGAAAAATTTGCAGCTTTAGCAAACATGTCTGAAAAAAGTCTCAGAAACAAGCTAAATGGTATAACAGATTTTTCTTGGTCGGAAGTTCTTCTGATTCGCAAATTACTTGATTCAAATTTATCTTTGGAAGAACTCTTTAAAAGGGAAGATAAAATAGCCTAACATAAGAACACACGTTCGAATGGTTATAATATACCACTTTCGTATGGACGTGTCAATGCAAAAGAGGAGATAAGTAATTTCAAATAAAGTGGAGGTGAGATACATTGAAAAAGAATCGTGTTAAAACTGCCACGGCAGCTAAGATAGTCGGTGTAGATCGGGGCTTTTTCATTGAGAAGGTTCGTATTGGGAAGTATCCGGGTATCTATGAAAAAAATGGAAAGAGAGCGAATGTAGTGGTTCTTGCCACTGATTTAGCTCAATTCCTTGGGAGAAGTATGGAAGAAATAGATGCAGCAATTGTAGAAATAGAAGGGAGGTGAAACTTGTATGAACAAATTTTTAGATGAAGAGCAGAGAGATAAAAATTCCGTATCAATTTCAGAACTAGACAAACAGATTATGTTAGGGAATTGGAGCCCGGTATGTATTAATGATGGGCGAATTGTTGGAACTGAAGAAGAGGCTTGAAAGGAGGCATTCCTATGGAGGGCAAGCGAAAAGCAGAAACCCCGGGAGCTGCAACTCCCAGGGATTCAAGGTAACTGAAAAAATATTTGTACCTCTATTATACAGAGGAGAACGGAGAAAATCAAGATGGAAGAATTATTAAAAGCAATTTTATTATCTGCCGTGGCAGATAAGGCAAAGAAAGATATGGAACAACCCGTAATTCTGGCTTTTGAAAAAGGGCAAGGGGTGGTTGGTAAAGCCACAATTAAAATCAAGGGACCAAGTTCATGTGTAATGGCTGGTTGTACCACTTTACTTACAAGTGCAATAAACACAATACACCCTGAATGTAAGACAATGCAGAAGGAAACCCTAGCAATGATTTACACACAGGTTGCAGAAAATTTGGAACTTAAATAGGAGGATAAGGAGTTATGAATACATTACAGAACAATTCAGTTACATTAATCGGGGAAGTAGATTCTGGCTTTACTTTTAGCCATGAAGTAAGGGGCGAAGCATTTTACTTGGTAAATCTGGCTGTTAAGCGACTTAGTGAACAGGCGGACATTATTCCGCTGACGATTTCGGAGAGATTGATTGATGTGACTGCTGATTGCATGGGGAGAACCTTAGAAGTTGCTGGTCAGTTTCGTTCTTTCAATCAGCAGGGGGAGAATAAAAAAAGATTGATACTTTCGGTCTTTGTAAGGGATGTTTTCTTTCTGGAAGAGGATTTTACAGATTGTACAAAGTCTAATTCCATTACCTTAAAGGGCTATCTGTGTAAGTCTCCGGTTTACCGGAAAACTCCTTTAGGAAGAGAGATTGCGGATCTTCTTCTTGCAGTTAATCGTTCCTATAATAAATCAGATTATATTCCTTGCATTGCATGGGGGAGAAACGCAAAATATGCCTCAGGGCTTTTTGTCGGCACTAAGATGGAAATTTCTGGAAGAATTCAAAGCCGGGAATATACCAAGAAGCTCAGTGAAACGGACATTGTAACACACACTGCTTATGAAGTTTCAGTCTCGAATTTAGAGGTGTTTGAAAATGATTAAGGAGAGGGCGAAAGAAGTATTAATTAAAATGGGAATGCCAGCTTCGGTCAACGGTCTTGAATATATAGCTGAAGCTATGGGACTATTTGAATCAGGATCCCATGATATTAAAATCATGGCTTTATATGAAGAAATCGGAAAAAAACATAACACAGCTAATACCGGAGTTGAGAGAGCCATACGTCATGCGTTCGGAATAGTTATGACAAAGGGAAATCAATCTATGGTAAAGAAATACTTGTCATTCGACAATACTACCAATTCAAACATGTTAAAACTTCTGTATTACCGGTTGAAGCAGGAGGAACGTGAGACAGCCAATTCTAAACCTCTGGGAGCAGAAGAAGTTATCAATTCAGATCCGTATCAGGTATTGGAAGATGATATGGTCCTGGCAATTCAGAAGTTTGTGAAAAATTTAAAGGAGGCAAATTCAAATGTATATTGTAAAACTGATCAGTGCACATTGCGAGAACTTCAAGGGCTTCAAGAGCTTTGATATGCAGTTCGGAGACAAGGTAACACATTTAAAAGGAGCTAATGGATTAGGTAAGTCAACTGTAGCCGAGCTCCTTATGTGGACGCTTCATGGAATAGGAAATGATCTGACTAATAATCCTAAGGTACGAAGAGAAGTCGATGGTATTCCAGTGGTAGACGTTCCGGTGGTCGGTGAAATCACCATGGAAGTAAACGGTAAAGAGGTGATAGCAAGGAAGGTACAGAAGCGAACCACCAAAAAAGACGGAAGCTATTCTGATGATAATACATATTCCATTAACGGCGTGGAGAAGAATCTGAAAGATTTCATTGGATACTTTGACTTTAATTTCGATGATCTGCTCATGTGTATGAATATCGGAGCATTCCTAGCAAAGAAACCAAAGGAAATGAGAGAATTTCTTTTTAAGCTGCCGCAGGATATTTCGATTAAGGATATTGTGATTAAGTATCCGGAGTTTGCAGAGTTGGTTCCATTGTTGGAGAAGTACGATATTGACGAGATTTCTTCTATGAATAAAGCCAGCATTACCAAACTGAACAAGGAAATTGCTGGCTATCCCGGTCGTATAGATGAAGTAAATCGCCAGATCGTAGAGGATATTGATACTGCAGAACTGGAATTGCAGAAGAATGAATTGCAGCGACAAATTGCAGATATTGAGAAGCAGGAGGAAGATTCTCTTGCTCAGGCTAAACTGCATGATTCCAGGTCCAAGGATATCATGGATTTACAGTTCAAACGTTCGGAAATAGAACGGGTTGCCAATGGAAAATTAGTGGAGCAGAAGAAAGAGATCCAGAAGCGCATTGATGATGCAGAATTACAGTTCCGTCAGGCTATGAATGATTCTTCTATGGCGGAGTTAGACGAACAAAGAATTAATGACGCTATTGAAAGGAAAAAAGAACAGAAAGCCAGCTTACTAAAAGAATACAATAAAATCTCTGAAAGCACATTTCCTCCTTATATAGCATTGCCAGAGTTGGGATCAGATGTTTTAATTTGCCCGACCTGTGGACAGGATTTGCCAGAATCAGTTAAGGCACAGAAAAGAGAACAATATGAGGAAAATAGCCGGGAGCACCTTCAGCAGTATGAAAGCAATAAGAAAAAATGGGAGCTACATAATGCAGAACATCTAGCTTCTATTTCAGAAAAAGGCAGATTGTTAAAAGCAGAGATTGAGAATCTGGAAAGTGTAGAACTTTTAGAGGTTGCTAAACGTCTTAAATCAGCTAATGAGCAGAAGGTTGTTGCCAATAGTGTAAAAAACAAAGCTATGGAAGAATTGAATTCACTTCCCGTCAAGGTGGATTTAACAGACAATCAGGAATATGAAGCAATCTGCATGGAGATTTTCAAAAAGGAAGAAGCTTTAAAGTATGTGAATACCGGTGCCGATTATCGGGCTACACTGCGTAATCAGAAAGCAGAGATTCAGGTTGAACTGGATTCCGTGAAAGAGAAGATTTCCAGATCAGCTAAAAATGTGAAACTGGAAGAACGGTTGTCTTTTCTGCGGAATGAGCAGCTGCAAAAAGAACAGTCTAAGGCTGACTGTGAAAAAATCCTTGAATTGCTGGACCAGCTTGACCAGAAAAAGAACGAACTTCTGGTTGATTCAATCAACAGCTACTTCGGCGGCAGGGTGACATGGGATTTATTTGCCTTTGCTAAGAACGGTGGCTATAAAAAGGATTACTGTGTGCCAAGGATTGATGGATATGAAATCCATGATAATACAGCAAATCATGGTAGGAAGATAGAAGCCATGATGATTATCGCCCTGACCATTCAGAAAATCGTGGGTATTCAGTGTCCGGTCATACTTGATGATGGCGAAAGTCTTGACCCGTGGCGGCTTCCGATATGTGATAGTCAGTTAATTGTCATGAGCCGGGCAGATAACAGAGATTTAACGGTTGAGGTTGCGTAATGGACGCTGAGAGCTTGATTCGCATAACAGAGTTTCTGCATGCATTAAAGATATTGCTTGCGGCAACCAAACGTCTGAAAGTTAAAGATTGGGAGCATCTAAAAAAGATAGCTGAACTATTGGAAAAATGGGGGAAGATCTAAATGCAGATTATAAAAGTGCAGTTTTTAAAGGGAGAAATCCCCAACGGCAAAGCTTATACATATTTTTCAGAGGAAACGGTTTCTACCGGAGATTTGGTACAGATTAATTCTTCTGCGAAGGGCATTGTTACCGAAGTTGATGTACCAGAAAGTGAGATTGAAGCGTTCCGGGATAAGGTGAAAACAATTGTTGGGAAAATTGTTGCAGAATCAAAGGAAGAACCCAGTGAGCATTTCAATGTTTCTAATTCCATGGTGGCACAGGAACGCTATTGTGAAGAAAAGAGCTATCCTCATTTCGCTCCTAAAAGTGGTATCTGTTGGAAATGCAATCAGCAGATTTACGCTGAAGGTAAAAATCGTATGGGGAACCTGTCCAAGGGAATATCGGTAGAAGAGGCTGGGAGCGAGTTAATTACTGCTTGTCCCCATTGTAACTGGTCATATTGCGAATGATGGTCATAAGGAGGACATATGAAACAGAATCCTTGTAGATATTGTTCATCGGCAATGGAGTATAAAGGTAAGCATTTTCCTACCCATAAAATGGAATGTCACGACTGTGAGTATATTAAGTCTCACAGAGAATACTTGAAATCCCAAAGGAAGTTTGAAATAGGTCAATATATATCGGATTTCAACGAGCTTATGGCACAGGAATATGTGTTTGTCGGTATGGCAGAGACTCCAAAGCATATTGAGGTTATCAAAAGTTGGCAAGTAAGAAGTGTATTAGGAATTTTGGATAATAAACATTTCTATAAAGCCATCAGGAAAGAAAACGAGGACAAATAAAAATGGCAGGAGCATTAAAACATAAACAGAGAAGTCGCCGGAGTTTTTATCAGAATCGCAAGGTTCTGGGAAGTGTGGCTACTGCAGCAGCGTATCGTAGTAATTCATTGAACATGGCCCGACAAGCAGCAGGGGTGAACTGGTTGGAAAGATTCAAGCAGATGTTCAGAAAACAGAAAGGGGATAAATAATCATGGCAAAACAGGAAGTAGTGGCAACCGGAACACAGCAAGCGGCCTTGGTAGTAAATAATGCTTTCATTGATGGCTTAAATGCGCAGTTGAAACAGAAGCAGGAATATGGGCTCACATTTCCGGCAGATTATAATCCCACGAATGCTTTAATGGGAGCATATCTCATATTAAAAGAAACCAAGGACAGGAACGGAAAATATGTTTTGGAAACCTGTTCACAGGCCAGTATCGCCAATTCGCTTATGGACATGGTGACGATGGGTCTGTCAATGCAGAAGCGGCAGTGTTATCCAATAGCCTACGGCGGTAAGCTGCAGTGTCAGGTATCCTATCATGGACATAAAGCAATGGCACATAGATACGGAGCAAAGGATATTAATGCAGAGGTTATTTATGAAGGGGATATATTCAAATATCATATTGAAAATGGTCGGAAGATACTTGATGAACATACACAGGATTTTGAGAACATCGACTTGACCAAAATCAAAGGAGCCTATTGCATAGTTATCCTCTCAGATGGCAGTACATACATGGAAGTGATGAATATTCATCAGATTAAAACCGCCTGGAAGAAAGGCTATGGCTATAAAGAGAATAGCGGCACTCATGCGGAATTTACTGACATGATGGCAAAAAAGACAGTGACATCCAGAGCCTGCAAGCAGATTGTTCAGCAGTATGGTGATGTGTATGCTATCGAAGCAGTCGACAAGGCAGAAGATATTGATTCGGTAGATGTTGTTGCAGAGGACGTAGCCTACGATGTTCAGAGTTATGCCAATGCACAGGAATTTCCAATGCCAAAGGAATCTGAACCGGTTGAACAGGATGAAGTACCTGCAGGTGAAGTGGAGGTTCAAGAACAACAGGCTGAATCCGAACCGTCATCACCACAGCCGCAGAAACCTGATTGGGCATAAAGGAGCTTGAGACGCTTGCATGAAATTAAAAGTTATAGGCAGTTCCAGCAAAGGAAATGGATATGCCCTCATAGCAGAAAATGAAATCTTACTACTTGAATGTGGCTGCCCATTTAAAGAAGTCAAAAAAGCCATCGATTGGCAAATTCTAAAGATAAAAGGTTGCTTGGTTTCCCATGGACACCAGGACCATCTAAAATACGTCAGGAGTTTTCTAACAGCCGGAATCCCGGTGTACACCAATGAAGAGACAAAACAAGCTATTGAGCTTATCGCAGGTTCACAATTCTATAGCATGACAGAATTTAAAGTGGTTCAGATAGGAGGCTTCAAGGTTATTCCTTTCTATGTCCCACATAATGAAACGCCGAACTTTGGGTATCTAATTGAGCATGATGAAATGGGAAGATTGCTGTTCGTTACCGACTACGAGTACATACCATACAATTTCCAAAAGCAACAGATTCAGCATTTCCTGATTGAAGCAAATTACCAGGAGCAGTTCATCGACAAGGACCTCCCGAACTATGAGCATAAGCTCCTTGGCCATGCCTCTCTGGAAACTTGTATCGGGGCCATTAAGGCAAACGATACACCTAACCTTAGGAACGTCGTAATGTGCCATCTTGGGGGCGGTTCAAGCTTGGAAGAGTATTTTATCAGTGAAATGCAGAAAGTGACGGGAAAGAGCGTTAATGTAGCCTGCGCGCTACCGGGGCTTGTTCTTGAATTGAACAGCGAGCCTTTTTAACAAAGGAGTTGATTGATACGATTTGCATTGAAAATAATGGCATTCCAGTGTTTAAAGAAAATGAAAATGATATTGAAGTACTCCGTTCTATGAATCCGAATGAGCGGAGAGAAAGCTTAATCACAAACAATATAAGGTTGGCCATTTCAGTGGCACAGAAGTTTAGTTACGAAGAAGACTATGAATCTGTGGCCATGATTGGCTTAGTAAAGGCAGCTGATACTTTTGACTTAGGTAAGGAAATAAAATTTGCCACCTATGCCACCAGAGTGATAAGTAATGAAATTCTAATGTACATAAGAAAAAGCAAAAAGGATTTATATACCATATCTTTTGAAACAATTATTCCAGGAACTGATGAGAGACCATTGACCATTGGTAATACGTTGAGCTACGAAGATAAAGAACTAGATAAATTTGAAAAAGCAGAAGGAATTATAGAGCTTCATGAGGCTATCCATTCTCTTCCGGATAGAGAATGTAGAATAATCTGCTTGCTTTATGGGATTGGCGAGTGTCGATCATATAAACAAAAGGAAGTTGCAGAAAAAATTGGGCTTTCGCAATCCTATATCAGTCGTTTAGAGAAAAGTATACTTAAAAAGATGAAAATAAAAATGAAAAATTACAGATAGATAGGACCGAAAAGTCCCTAAACTATAAGACTTTTTAACCCGGGTTGAAATAGATATAACACATTAATCATGCCTTTGGAGGAAAAATATCATGGCAAAAGTGAATTTGGAAGAGTTTGCGGGCGGTGCCCTACAGGAGAAGTTTGATATGGCTATGGGAAAGGTTCTGGAAAATATGCAGGATCCTAATACCCCATGGAAAAATAAGCGATCTATCACTGTGAAGATAACATTCCAGCAAAATGAGGACCGGGACGATGCGCAGGTTGATGTATCTGTGGAACCAAAGACAGCTCCGGTTGCGCCTATCGCTACCAGAATGGCAATTGGTAAGGATCTTAAGACCGGAGAAACATTCGCACAGGAATACGGTAAACAGCTTCGAGGTCAAATGTCCCTGGAAAATTATCAAACTCCACAAGGTGATTTCAAAGTTGATGGCAAAACTGTTGATCCAGAGACAGGAGAAATCAAAGAAGAATCAGATGGTAAAGTTGTAGATTTAAGAGTAGCCAAACAGGCATAAGGAGGATTTTAATTATGGATATGACAAGGGAAGCATTACAGTATGTGGTTGGATTAAGTGAAGCAAATATCCTGGAAATCAACGGAGATACATATACCGATAAGCAGGTCCACAGAATTGATAATAGTCTGCATGCAGCAGCAATTGAGATGAACACGCTATCAAGTCTGGTGGACTATGCCAAGGCATTTGCTGATGAGATGTCAGATCAGATGTTGGTGCAGGTAGTTTCTCCAACGGAAGTCAAACTGATTTCATGCCTTGATGCGGATCGGAAACGTGAATGTCTGGTAAATGTATCGGCTATGATTCCAGATTTTAACTATGGTAGGTACATGGACCATGAAAGTTTCATCATTGCTTTACAGTCAAAATTCATTGACAACAAAGACCGGGAGTTACTGTTAAGATTCGCTGGCACCGTGAAAGATGAGTCTATTGCTCAGTACGGTGATGATGGCGTGACTCAGAAAGCTACCATAAAGACTGGGATTACTTCCGTTGGTGAGGCAATCGTTCCAAATCCGGTTCACCTGTGCCCATTCCGAACATTCGTTGAAGTGGAGCAGCCAGAAAGTGCTTTTGTATTCCGTATGAAGCAGAGTGAAGGGCGCGGCGTAGAATGTGCCATCTTTGAAGCTGATGGTGGGGCCTGGAAGAATGCAGCTATGAGAAATATTAAGGGATACCTTCAGTCTGAGTTATCTGAGTTGCCACAGTTTACAGTGATTTCTTAACAACGTTATCGCCGGCTCAGTCAATGGGCCGGCGAAGAAAGAAGGACTAGAGCATGAATCGTGTAATTTTAATGGGACGCCTGACCCGTGATCCAGAAGTGAGATATTCCCAAGGAGAGCGTACTATGGCAGTGGCAAAGTATACTCTTGCAGTAGACCGCAGAGGAAGACGACAAGAAGGCCAGCAGTCAGCAGATTTTATTAATTGTGTAGCGTTCGATAAGGCGGGAGAATTCGCAGAAAAATATTTCCGACAGGGTATGAGAATATTGGTATCCGGAAGAATTCAGACCGGTAGTTATACAAATAAAGATGGTATTAAGGTCTACACCACCGATATCATGGTTGAAGATCAGGAATTTGCAGATAGCAAGAATGCTTCTTCCGGTGGAGGAAGCCAACCTACGAACACACCGGGAATTTCTGGTTCAATAGTAGGCGATGGTTTTATGAATATTCCAGATGGCGTAGAAGATGAAGGCCTTCCCTTTAACTAATGGGAGGTGCTGCATGTGAATAAGAAAAATCAACCAAAGCCTTCCGAGGTTATAAAAAATTTTCTTGATTATCTGGTAAATAGCCAGAAGGAATATCAGGCGGCCTGCACAGAAATGTTTGCTGAAGATAAAAAGGTTCAGGATTTTCTCCATGCTATTGAGTTTGAAAAAGATAGTAAGGTCCGTAGTAAAATAAGCACTAAATTTCATATTAGCAGAAATTTCCGGAGAGCTGCAAAGGACAGATCACTTCAACTTGAGCGAGTTGCAAAATTCTATTCAGATAAGGCTAATAAGCCATTTATTGATAAATTGCGCAGCATGGTTCAGGATCAGAAGAAAGAAGAGGAGTGGCTTGAAAGTGAGCGTGTTTATTATCCCAGAGGAGGTGATCCCGATTGCTGATTTTGGAGGATACCAGACAGCAAGAGAAAAAACATGATGTTAAGCATGAGTATTTCCGGCGTGTTGGAGTTCATTATAATCGAACTGCATTATATTGTGGGGATTATACTCTCCCTGCGAATCAGAGTGTTTGTATAGATACAAAAAAAGATATTCATGAGCTTATCGGCGATATTCAAGTTAAGCAAATGCCTAAAAAAGAAGTAAAAGATAAAGTTTACGAAATCTGTAAAAATGAGCGAATTTCATTTGATCTTGCTGATGAAATATATCATGCGATATGTGATGATGATGCAGATCGGTTTGCAGAAAAAGATATTAATGAAGTTTGCTATAAATATGCTTTATCTGAAAGCGTAATAGCCTCGTTTCAGGCACTTTATGTTAAAAGACACGGGTTCTTCCATCGAGGACTTAAAAGGGCGCAGAATAGCAAAATAGGGCTATTTATATTGATTGAGAATGAGGACGGGGTAACTTCTATAGATGATTTGTTCTATTGGCATAATCCTCGGCTTGATATACTGGTTAATAGTAATCAAATGATTGGTTTCTGCAAAAGTGGTAAGCCCAGATATAAGAAGGTAAGGAAATATCCTTATGCGGCTACTGGGGAATGGCTGGCAAAGGCCTGCCTAACTATGGAATTAAAGTATAGCTGTAAGTTTCTTTTTTGCAGCCCGGGGGAATCCGGATCAAAGATTTTAGAACTTTTGGGAATTTCCCAGATTAATTATTGAATTGACTGACCGGAGCTTTTGGTTCCGGTCAGAGAGCTAAATTGACGGGTGGTGTTTTAATATGGGATGTCCTATTATTCCAACGATACAATGCCAGCTAAATTGTCCGTATCGTGAATGCAAGAAGCAAATTACAGCTGATGAAATGCGGTTGTCAGAGCGGATTGATATTGAAATAAAGCTTGATCCTCTTCCCGATGACTATAGATCTAGGTGGGCCAGGAATAACTCAGAACGAAATAAGGCTAATAAGCGTAGGCATTACATAGAAAATTATGATTCTTATAAGGCAAGAAGAATGGCCTATTATCAAGGCCATAAAGAAGAGATATTGTCGAAGCAGCATGAATATTACCAGAGGAATAAGGAGCTTATAAATGCACGAGATCGTGACAGAAAGCGTGACAGATGGGCTGAAAATCCGGAGTACTACAGGCAAAAGCAGAGAGAATATCGAGCGAAAAGGAAAGCAGAGAAATCATTGTCATTGAATACATAAGGCAATCTTCAGTAAAAAGAGGAAATTGGATTATAAGATATTTAAGGTGAATAAAAAATTCATTTAACTAAAAAGCTGAAAACTTTTGAAATTGATTATGGGAGGTTGCGTTAATGACACATAGTTTTGATTCCGAGATAGCAGAGAAATATGGAATACTGGAAGCTATACTTCTAAATAATATTTATTATTGGATTGAAAAAAATCGAGCAAATGAGCTAAACTTTTTTGATGGAACTTATTGGACATATAACAGCGCAAAGGCATTTAGTCAATTGTTTTCATACGCCTCTGAAAGACAGATTAATTATGCCTTGAAACATCTGCGTGAAGAAGAAATTCTTCTTGTTGGAAATTATAACGAGAAAACATATGATAGAACTTTATGGTATTCCATAAGTGAGTGTGGTCTAGCCATTATAGAGAAAAGAGAAATCAAAAATACGGAAATGTCAAATGGAGATAGCAAAAATGTAGAATCCATTTTACAAAATTGTCAAATGGAAATAACAAATTTGTCAGATGGATTTGACACTAATGTAGAACCTATACCAGATATAAAACCAGATAATAAACCAAATATAAAACCAAATGATAATACAGTATCTAACGATACTGTTCGCAGCACTGACGTGCAACGTGTCATTGATGCCTGGAATTCTTTGCCTGGATTAAGCCGCATTACAAAAATTGTTTCCGGTACTCAACGTTACGATTGGTTAAAAGTACGGATTAGGGATTATGGTATTGAAGAAGTGTTAAGAGCAATTGAAAATGTTCGGAGTAGTCCATTTCTTCTCGGGAGAAGTAAAAGCGGTTGGACCATTGATTTTGATTGGTTTGTAAGGCCGAATAATTTCCCCAAAGTACTTGATGGTAATTATCTAGATGATAAATCAGCAAGCCAAGAGCCCAATAATCCAGAGTCTCATAATGATGGTGGAGAAACATGGCAGTAGGACAGAAGTTGTTTGACCCTGATGAAATCCGAAAAACAATCAATACGATAAAACCTGATGGAGAATTGTTTGAGGTACGGTGTCTTGAAGCAAATGGGCGAAAAGTTTACAGCGGATATTTTAAATCACCTGAAACCTTAATTGACCAGCTTTGTAGGCTTAATTCTACAGACAGTAATATTTACATAACTCTGGGGTGTGTGAAAGAAGACTGTTATTCACGGGAGCAACGGGAAAAGTTCGTCATGAACGCAAAGAATACGACTAATGACAATGATATTGTGGGGTATAAATGGCTTTTCATAGATGTGGATCCGCAACGGCCGGCCGGAGTTTCCAGTTCTGAAGAACAGTTGCGGAAAGCAAAGGAACGTGGCAATCAGATTTATGTATTCATGAAGAATCTTGGATTTAATGATCCGGTAACGGCTTTGAGTGGTAACGGGATTCATCTGCTATATCGGATTCAGATCGCCAATAACGAGGATAACAAGGCACTGATCAAAAAGTCTCTAGCGGCACTGGATATGTTCTTCAGTGATGACGAACTGAAAATAGATACAACTAACTTTAATCCCTCCCGTATTTGTAAACTGTATGGGACCATGGCCAGAAAAGGCAGCAATACAAAGGAGAACCCTCACAGGCTTAGTCATCTGCTTTCTGAGGGGAACCCAGTGCCAACAGATAAGATTTATCTGGAAAAGCTAACGGCCATGATTCCGGATAAGCAGGAAAAGCCACAGAGGTATAACAATTATAATCCCAAAGATTTTGATTTAGAAGAGTGGCTACAACGGTATAATATCCAATATAAAAAGGCTGGCTACAGTGATGGAACTAAATTCATTCTGGACGAATGTCCGTTTGATAGCAACCATAAAGGTAAAGATGCTTGTATCTTTCAGTCTCGGTCCGGCGGTATTGGATTCCATTGCTTTCACAATTCATGTTCGGATAAGACCTGGCAGGATGTGAGAAAGCTTTTTGAGCCAGACGCTTATGAAAAGCGGCAGCAGGAATATGAGCGCAAGATTTATTCACGGTTACCGGTACAGCAACGCCCAGTACAGAGCATTGTGCCGGTCCAAGGGAATCCGGTGTTTTTCACGGCAAGAAATATTTTAGACCTGCAGGTACCGGAAGAAAGATTCGTGAAAAGTGGAATAGTTGATATTGACAAGAAACTGAGAGGATTAAAAAAAGGATATGTAACTGTTATGTCTGGCTTAAGAGCCTCTGGAAAATCCAGTGTCATATCTGAAATGGTTTTGGACGCAGTGGAAACTGGAAATAATGCTGCGGTATTCTCTGGGGAGTTAGCACCAAAGAATTTCATGAGGTGGATGGACCTGCAGGCTGCCGGAAGAGGATATACGGAGCCTACGCAATTTGAAGGATATTACAATGTTCCCAGAAAGTATAAGGAGCAGATTGCAGAATGGTTGGGTCAGCATTTCTTCTTGTACAACAACGATTACGGTAATGATTACCGGGCGGTGGCAGAACAGTTTGAAAAGGCCATTGAGGAAAAGAAGCTGGATTTGCTGATTCTGGATAACCTGATGGCTTTCAATATCCTTTGCCTATCAGATAACAAATTCGAAGCGCAGACAGCATTTATTCTTGATATGCAGCGGATTGCAAAGAAACACAATGTCCATGTGCTATTTGTAGCACACCCGAGAAAGGCAATGGGATTCCTCCGGCTTGATGATATATCCGGTACTGCGGACCTGGGAAATGCAGTTGACAATGCCCTGATAGTGCACAGGGTTAATAATGACTTTAAAAGGCTTGGTAAGCAGATGTTTGGCTGGAATGACAATAACCCGATATTTGAATCCACCAATGTGATTGAAATTGCAAAAGATCGAGACGGCGGCACAATGGATTATTTCGTTCCGCTACACTACGAAATAGAAACTAAGCGATTGAAAAATTCGCCTGCTGAAAACAAAATCTATGGCTGGAATAAATCTGATGATGGATTCCTGAATGTGGAGCAGGGCGAGATACCTTTTGATTGAGAGGAGGTAATGTATCGTGACATTAAGCACTCAAAAGCCAACACGGGAAGAACGTGCGGCTATGACCAAAGATGAATTGCTTAGAGCAGTGTGGCTTCTTGATGATGTACTTGAATCTTTAAGGTGGATTCCGATTAAGGAAAGGCAGCCTAAATATGACGGGGAGTATGAAACAACTGTAAGGACATTACCTGGATTTAAGGGTGTTTCGCCTGGTGTTGTACAGAATGTCCGAATGGTTTATGTGTCCGGGAAATGGAAAAGCCAATGGTTTCAGGAAATTCCCTACTATGAGGTATTGGCGTGGCGTGAAGTTGCAGAGCCGTTTAAAGGTTGATACATAACCTGCTTAGGCAGAAAGGACAATATGAATACATATGTGATTACTTTATCAGGATATGATAGGCAGGCAACTGCTTACGGTGAAACGTCGGGAAAGGCTAAGTATAATTCCTACTTAGAAATGGGAGATTTATTTGATAGCTTTGCTGAATTTTTGCGATTTGTAAAAAGCATAAAGCTGATCCATAAATTCAGACCGTGTGATTTGTTTGGTGATATTGAACAGTTCGAGCGAATGAAAGAATGTCGTAATATCCCATTCGCTTTTATGGGAATGAAGGTGATTTTAAAATCCAGAAGCAGAGGAAATATTAAAGGAGCCATTGTCGGTTCAAATGACAGCATGAACTTGGATATCTGCTTTGATGGAACCTGCCATAAAGAGAATTGTCACCCACATTATGAATTGATCTATCTGGATAATAGTGGGAACATCGTAGCCGAATTTTAATTGGGATTTAAAGAAATCAGGACAGAGAGGAGAAAAGGCATGACAGAATATTTAGCAGAAAGTACCCTTGCAAACATGAGATTTGGTTTGTCCATAACAAGACCGGGAATAAATGCAGTAAACGAAAAAATGGCTCTTGAAATAGCTATAAGTGCATTGGAAAAACAAATTCCAGTTAAGCCCATAGAAGATGGTTCATTTGGGAAATGCCCGGCTTGTGGATATGAATTTAATTCGGAGCTTCTGAGTGAGTACAATTTGAAATACTGCTTAAATTGTGGGAAGAAGATTCAACTCGCTAAGCAAGGTTTGGAGGTAGACAATGAAAATCATTAAGCAAGACGGCAATGTAGTTAAGGGGCACAGTATTGAAATGCAAGGTTGTGTTATCTACTGTACTCCAGATGATCAGCCAGGTAAATGTGTAGAGTGTGGTAGGTATAGAGATATGCTGCGGACAACAGAAGTGTTTTCAGAAATGACCATTGCAGGTTGGAGCTTTAAAAATCCCGAATATGCTATGCCACAAAATTAGAATTTAATGAATTAACGTACATTGAAAACTTAATATTGATAGTTAGTAAGGGTAGTGGTATTCTATTCATGAAGATTATTTATATAATAGGAGGGTGAAGCGATTGGAGCAAATTAAATTACAACTTCCTAAAACATACCATAAAGAAGCCGCAGAAGATTATAAGAATGAATTCTTCAAATATAATGAATACGTTATTAACGGAAGTGCATTATTTGACCAAATGAAATATGACCAATGGCTTGTTAACACCACAAATAACAGCAAAGAAAGTACAGTAAGGGCAGATTGGGTGGTAGCAAGTACATTTTTTGCAGTCAGACAGTGCGATAATAAAATTATTGGAATGATAGATATACGCCATACTTTAAATAACGATTTTTTAATGCAATATGGTGGCCATATAGGTTATTCAGTGAGACCAAGTGAAAGAAAAAAGGGCTATGCAACAGCAATGGTTCGGCTGGGGCTTAATTATGCAAAAACACTTGGCCTTAATAAAGTGATGTTGGGGTGTTATGCAGATAACGTTCCCTCAATACAAACCATTAAAAAGTGTGGCGGTATATTGACTGAAATAAAACCATATTTGGATGGAAAAACAATTCATATATATTGGATTTATTTACAGTAATTCTACTAAATGATTACAATATGATTGAATTAAATATGTTAAGAAAACTACTAACTATCAGTATTAAGCTGGTAGTTTTTTAGTGCAGAAATTTAATTAAGCAAACTGAAATTTAATGGAGGCTATATGTTAGATAACAGGTTAAAAGTTTTTGTTGCAGTGTGCGAAACCCGCGGATATCAAAAGGCTGCTGATAAATTATTTATCTCACAGCCTGCGGTATCACATCACATACGAAACTTAGAGCAGGAAATGGGAACAAAACTCATTGTATTTAGAAAAGGGCAGCTTAAGTTAATGCAACTCACGAAACACGGAGAAATATTATTTAAGTATTGCAAGCAGGTAGTTAAACAAGATAAGCAATTACAAGAGGAATTAGCTCAGAACAAGAATTATGTTCCCCCATTTGAGCCATATAAAATTATGACAAAATTATATGAGGATCCTGACTACATAATGGGGAAAAGGCTAAGTGAGTTGGTATCATCTATTGCCGAAACTAGATCCGAAAGGGATCGTCTATATAATGCTTTACGTGATGATCCAGATGTAAGGAAGAAAGTATTTGATAGCGGTCAGCGTAGATTTTATTATTATCACACAGACGATGTTAAAAAGTATATTGAAGATATGCGAATCTGATATTTTGCATAGTTGAAAATCATTGAAAGGAGACCGGAGCGGTGGCCACCGTGACAGGATATCCTGGCTTCTTTCACAAATAATGGATTATTTAGAGTTTTTGAAAACAAAGATTGAAATTGCAACGGATACAGGATTCGCAGTAGAACGGAGCACTATCAATAAGGCATTGAAATTTCATCAGGGTGACGCTGTCGCATGGGCTTTGAAAGGTGGTTGCCGAGCGTTATTTGAAAGCTTTGGCCTTGGAAAGACAGTTCAGGAAATAGAATTCTGCTATCAGGTAATTAGGAAGTTTGGAGGAAAAGCTCTCATAGTTTGTCCATTGGGTGTTAAACAGGAATTCATAAGGGACGCGCAGAGTATTCTCGGTTATGAAAAGCCCATATATGTTAGAAACATGGAAGAGGTTAAGGCTGCAGAAGCTGGTATCCTCATTACCAACTACGAACGAGTACGTGATGGAGATATAGACCCCAGTTATTTCACGGCAACTTCTCTTGATGAAGCCAGTGTTCTTAGGAGTTTTGGAAGCAAGACTTATCAAACCTTCCTGGATAAATTCAAAGAGGTTCCTTACAAACTTGTGGCTACAGCCACGCCAAGTCCGAACAAATATAAAGAGCTGATTCACTACGCCGGATATTTGGGAGTTATGGATACCGGCCAGGCATTGACGAGATTCTTTCAGCGAGATTCTACAAAAGCCAATAATTTAACTTTATATTCGAACATGGAAGATGAGTTCTGGCTTTGGGTAAGCAGCTGGGCGCTATTCATTACAAAGCCTTCAGATATAAACCTGGATTATTCAGATGATGGATATATTCTTCCGCCTTTAGATGTAAGGTGGCATGAACTTCCGGTAAATTACGGCGATACTGCAGATAGAGATGGCCAGTTTCAGTTATTTAATGAAGCAGCTGACGGCCTGAAAGAAGCAGCACAGGTGAAACGAGAAAGTATTGACCTAAGAACAGCAAAGATGAAAGAGATCCTTGAGTCTGACCCGGAGGATCATTTTATTATATGGCATGACCTGGAAGCAGAGAGACTGGCAATTAAGAAAGCAGTGCCGGGTGTCGTGGATATTTACGGTTCCCAGGATTATGAAATTCGGGAACAAAGGGTTATTGACTTTTCAGAGGGTTGTTGTCAGTATTTTGCAACAAAAAAAGAGTTATCAGGATCTGGCTGCAATTTTCAAAAGCATTGTCATAGGGAAATATTCCTGGGGATTGATTACGAATTTAATGATTTTATTCAGGCCATACATAGGTGCTATCGCTTCCTGCAAAAGGAGCCAGTTATCATTGATATTATCTACATGGAAAATGAGAGAGAAATCAAAGATGTGTTACTGGAAAAGTGGAAGAATCATAATCACATGGTAGAAAAAATGATTGAGATTGTTAGAAAGTACGGATTGTCGGCGGCTGGGAAAGAAAAACGCTTAGAGCGGAAGATGGGAGTTGAAACAGTGAAGGTCAAGGGAAGTAAGTATACAGCAGTTAATGATGATTGCGTAGAAGAAACAAGGCGTATGGAAAGTGATAGCGTTGGCCTGATTCATACATCAATACCTTTTGGAAACCATTATGAATATTCGGCCAATTATAATGACTTTGGGCATAATCAGGATACGGAAAGATTCTTTGAGCAGATGGACTTCCTTACACCTGAACTTCTTAGGATCCTGCAGCCGGGAAGAGTGGCGGCAATACATGTTAAGGATCGTATCCTTTTCGGAAACGCTACAGGAACAGGAATGCCCACGGTAGAACCTTTTCATTCAGATTGTATTAGTCATTATATTAAACATGGATTTCAGTATTTTGGCATGATTACTATTGTTACTGATGTGGTAAGGGAAAATAATCAGACCTATCGGCTGGGCTGGACGGAGCAATGCAAAGATGGAAGCAAAATGGGAGTGGGTTGTCCAGAATATATTTTACTCTTTAGAAAACTACCTACTGACAGATCAACGGCTTATGCAGACGTACCTGTGAAAAAGACCAAAGAAGATTATACCAGGGCTCAATGGCAGATAGACGCTCACGGATTCTGGAGATCTTCGGGTAATCGCCTTATTAGAAAAGAAGAGTTAGAAAATGTTTCGGTAAAGAATCTTCAGGCTGTTTACCGGAAATATAGCAGGGATCATGTTTATGACTATAAAGAGCATGTAGAGCTGGCCAAGAAACTTGATACGGAAGATAAGCTCCCAGCTACATTTATGGTGGTTGCGCCGGGAAGCTGGACATGGGAAGTATGGGACGATATCAACCGCATGAGAACTTTGAATACCAGTCAGAGCCGGAGAAGAGCGCAACTCCATGTATGTCCTTTACAGCTGGATATAGTGGAACGAATTATCAACAGATATTCCAACGAAGGTGACCTTGTAGCAGATCCATTTGCCGGGCTTATGACGATCCCTATGACAGCCGTTAAGATGGGTAGGCTCGGATATGGAATAGAATTGAATCCGGATTATTTCAGAGATGGCGTTGGGTACCTGCAGGCGGCAGAAGAAGATGTGGATTCCCCGACACTATTTGATTTTATGCCAGAGATAATAGCATAAGGCAAAGCAAGAGAAGAAAGGAGATAAAAATTTGAAGAATTGGGTTAAATGGGTGAGTGTAGCCGTGGTCGTATTGTTCGGAATTGGTTTTACAGAATCTCCAATGTGTTTGTGGGCGTTTTTCATTCCGTTTTTAAGTGATTGCTTTTCATAGACAGGAACGGAGGCAAAGTCTTGAAATATGAATTACATATGCTTTTACGAAAGATAATAATGAGGTGATACGGAAAAGATTGCAATTCGTGTAAGCATTATGATGGAAGCTTTGGTGACGAGAGCTGCTTTCCCTGTGAACGAAGCATAAAGGCGGTGGGATATGAACGAAAGTAGAAAATATACGATTTACGCCGTAGATTTTGACGGCACACTTGTAGAAAGCGTCTGGCCGGGAATCGGTGAGCCGAATCAGGCATTGATTAATCATTTGATTAAAAGACGTAGAGGGGGAAACAAAGTAATTCTTTGGACATGCCGCTGTGGCAGCCGCTTGGAAGAAGCTGTTTCATGGTGCAGGAATTATGACCTGGAATTTGACGCTGTGAACGAGAACTTATCTGAAATGGTAAAGTTGTTCGGAAACGATTCACGAAAGATATTCGCTGATGTTTACATAGACGATAAGGCCAAGGTTAAGGCCAAGTATCGCATTCCTTATCAAGGTGGTGAAGATGATGGAAGAACGCGATCTTAGAAAGTACTGGTCCGCCTATACGGACGCATGGAAACTAATGAAAAATCGTCAGATGGTCAAGCAGGAGCATGTGGCACAGATGATAAAGAAGCATGGGAATCCTGTCATGAGCCGGCTGTTTTGCCTGGTTGTCTGGCAGGAGATTAAGCGGATTAATTCCGGGGGGGCTCCTCTTCAGGACAAGCAGTATGAAGAATGTCTTACCGGAGCATGGAAGCTGTTTAAGCAGTACAGCGATCCGAATGATACAGAAGAATACTGGAATGGCCTGGTTGATATGATAGGAGCCATGTCCAAAGAATATGGTAATTGCAGCTTTATAAGTAATGTCCTGATCCATGTAACGCTAGAAGAACTTGAGCGGATTTGGAGATCTAAAAAGCAATAAAAAGTGAAAGGAGCCGACCTCCTGCAGGGGTAACGCTATAGCGGGTCCTTTTGAGAATATGAGAGATTTATTAATAGATTGCTTTGCCGGAGGCGGTGGGGCAAGCGTTGGGATGGAAATGGCTTTGGGCCGTCCGGTTGATATTGCTATCAATCATAATCCACAAGCTATCAGGATGCACAGAACGAATCACCCTGATACGCTTCATTTGACAGAGGATATCTTCAAGGTAGACCTGCAGAAATATGTAAAAGGCCGTCATGTAGCTTTAATGTGGGCCAGCCCAGACTGTACCAGTCATAGCAAGGCAAAAGGCGGTAAGCCGCGAGAGAAAGGGCTTAGAATTCTTCCATGGGCAGTATATAAACATGCGAAAGCAATTCTGCCTGATGTGATCCTGATGGAGAATGTTGAAGAGATCCAGCAGTGGGGACCCTTGGATAATGAGGGTTATCCAATAAAGGAGCGTAAGGGAGAGGATTATCAAAGGTTTATTACAGCCATGAAGTCACTGGGTTACATATTTGATAGTCGGGAACTGATAGCAGCCGATTACGGAGCTCCCACCACAAGAAAAAGATGGTATGCAGTATTTCGGAGAGATGGAAAGCCGATTGTCTGGCCGGAACCGACTCATAACAAAAATGGTACTGATGGGTTAAAGAGATGGGAACCTATATGGAAATATCTTGAATTAACGGATTTAGGAAAATCTATATTTGGCAGAAAGAAGCCACTGGCAGATAAGACGATGAACCGGATCGCCAGGGGATTGGATAAATTTGTTTTTAATTGCCCGGAACCGTTTATTGTTCAGGTGAATCATGGGGGAGATAACTTCCGGGGACAGAGCATACATGAGCCTATGCCTACCATAACGCAGAAGCATGGCTTTGGAACTGTGACACCGTACATTATGCAGATAGGGCAGACTGGATTTTGTACAGAACGCAATCGTTCAGTTGAAGATCCATTGAGTACAGTAGTTACAAACAACGAACATTGCCTGATATCGCCAGTTATCACACCCTTCATAGAGAAGTCTTATGGAGGTAATTACAAAGGAGCGGGCAGTGGCATGGATGAGCCAGTACATACTATCACTACGGTTGATCATAACCATGTTGTTGCACCACTTTTGATTCAGTATCATTCCGAAACATCAAAATCTGATGTGAGAGGGCAGTCAGTTGACGTACCGATAATGACACTGGATACCAGTAACCGTTATGGCTTGGTGGCGGCTTTCCTTACAAAATTCTATAAAACGGGAATAGGTCAGCCTTTATGGGAACCGATACATACAATCACAACCAGTCCTGGGCATTTTGGACAAGTCAGTATTCTTGCAATCAGCAAGGAAGAACTGTTGAAGAATGGTGTTGATGAAGAAACAGCACAGAAATGCACTTGGGTAAGCCAGTTTATCATTAAGTACTACGGTGGTGATGTGTCTGGTGTAAGTTTGGAAGAACCACTTCATACTATTGTGACAAAAGACAGATTTGCTTTGGTTACGGTCCTTGGTAGTGAATATGTGATTCTGGATATCTTTCTACGTATGTTGAAGGCCGAACCAGAATTGAAATTGGGACAGGGATTCCCAGAGGATTATATTATTGACCATGATTACGAAGGGAAAAAGTACCCAGTATCTGAACAGGTGGCCCGTATTGGAAACAGCGTTGTTCCCATCGTGGCTAAAGCGTTGGTTGTGGCGAATTGCTCATATCTGAAAATCGGAGAGCGAATGCCAAACATGAGGATTGATGATAGCCAGGAGCAGCTTAGATTTGCCTGATATAACGTAGAATTAAAGATTTATTGTTCCTTGATAATTGAATATTGATAGTTGGAATGGTATAATTCCTTTATCACTAAAGATGGGGGGAGTATTATGGATTGGAATATATTTTGGGCGGCATTTGGTGCAATAGGGACTACTTTAGGTTCTTTGATAACAGCAAGTGCTGTAGTTATTGCAGTTAAACAGTATAAGCAACCTTTGATGAAGATTGTAAAAGTAGTGGTGACTTCGGCTGCTATAGTTGATAATTCAGGAAATTATTTAATGTTTTATTGTATAAGCATAAAGAATAGAGGTATAAGAACAGTACAAATTAACTCTATAAATATCAAGGGGAATAAGAAAGTGTTGTGGTTAAATAGTACTCAATTTGAATCAGATACTAAAATAAATCTTCCGGTAAAAATCGAGCCAGAAGAAATCATAGACTTTTTGATTGAAGTGGAAAAATTTAGATTGGAGATAAAAAAAGCTGTTACAAATAAGGTAATCAGGAAGAGGGGTAAATTAGTGGTTTTTGTAACAGATTCTCTTGGCGATAAGTATTATTGTAAAACAAATATTAAAATTGCAAGCTTAATAAATTCTCTTTAATGTTTGTAACCAACTATCAATATTCGGTAGTTGGTTTTTTGTTGCAAAAAATGAAAGGAGGCTGGAGCTCCTGCAGGGCAAAGTCATGACGGCTCCTTTCAAAAATGTTTATAAAAGAAGATGATTTGAAACTTAATGAGTGGCAATTTTCACAGCGAAAATATTTGCCATGGGAAACAAAATTGCAACTGACGAAGACCAGAATACAGGAGTGGTATGATAACTGGGGTGGTCAAGTATATCTCAGTTATTCCGGTGGATTGGATAGTACTGTATTGCTTCATCTGATCCGCAAGACTATAGGTGATGATATGCCGGCAGTGTTCTCAAATACAGGCTTGGAGTTCCCCGAAATTGTTCGATTTGCAAGGAAGGCACCTGGAACTTTTAAGGAGATAGAACCACGTAATAAAGATGGTAAACGCATCACATACAGGGACGTTATTTTGAGCGAAGGATATCCTCTTGTAAGCAAAGAAACTGCTATGAAAATCAGGAAGTTACGGCACGGGAATTTATCAGATAGATACCGGAATTACTTGCTGAATGGTGATGAAAGGGGCTCTTTTGGAGTTCTTCCGAAAAAATGGAGATGCCTCCTGAACGCACCTTTTGATACCTCTGAAAAATGTTGTGATGTGATGAAAAAGAAACCATTCATTAAGTATACAAAAGAAACTGGCCGGGTTCCGTTCATTGGAACAACGCAAGACGAGGGATTTGTGAGAGCGCGTCTTTATTCACATACAGGTTGTAATGTGTATGATGGTAAGACAATCAAACCAGCCTATGGGGTTTTGGACAAAGCAAGACGTATTACGGTATGTCGTTGAGAATGATTTGGAAATATGCTCCGTATACGGTGACATTAAGCAATCTCCCCGTGGCAAATATTATCTCACTGGGGAGCAACGGACTGGCTGCATGTTCTGCGCATTTGGAGCCCATTTAGAACCAGAACCTAACCGCTTTCAGCGAATGTCAATTACGCACCCAGGATATTATCGTTTATGTTTTAAGCCATTGGAGAGCGGCGGACTAGGAATGAGCGTACCGTTGGACTACCTTGGAATCCCGTATGAAACCTGGGAATCAGTGGGACAGATGAATTTGGCTGACTACCTGAATGAAGAAAGGAATGGACTATGTGGAAAATAAAAATTGTTTACAGTGATAAAAGTAAATGCACGTTAACAGGGAAACACAAGGAAATTCCATTAGAACTGGCACGCCATTACTATAACCAGTATGCGGCAGGGAAGAAGTGTAAAGTTACATACCAGCAATATCCTAAAAAGGATTTTGCAGAAACGGACTTGTATGAGAAGATTGTGGAACTGGAATCCAGTGAGGAATAGCTGAAAGTGCTTGGGGGGACCGGCAAGGTTTCCCCTGCCGGTATGAGTATGAAAAAGCTATGCATCTAAAAATCCAACATTCTTAGGAGCACGTTTGTATTATAGCAGATATGAATCAGTTTAGCAGATGTAAAATTTTACCATTTTCAATTAAAGACAAGAAATAGCCGGGGCATAGACCCCGGTAAAAAAACAACTCTAAAAGAACATACATTCGAATGGTGGATAATAAACAAGCGGCAGAGTCACCGACCAAAGTTTTTCTACCGCTTCACGCTTAAGGATATTATAAATCAAACTGTCTCCTTAAGCAACTAATTTTTTAGTAAAGGAGATTACATATTGTGAATGGACAAACTGTTAAAGCACAGGTTATTAATAATATCATTGTTGCCATGGCAGGGCATGTGGCGAAAGAAGTTTTAGACATTCTTCATCAGGTGGTCATAAAGGAATTTGTTAATGTCAATATGGAGGAGATTACAACTCTTCCGGTAGAATATCAGAATGATATGGATCAAAAAAACAAATACATTATTCAGCTTTTCATTGTTAAGAAGAAAATCAAAGATAATACAAAGGAAGCTTACCTTGGTGCGGTAAAACGACTAATTACCCTGATTGATAAGCCATTGGATAAAATTGAGGAATCAGATATCAGTTTTTATCTTTCCTGGTATGAGAAGCGAAATGTTAATGTAGGCGGGAAAAAGAATCAAGCAGTGACAGTGAATAATGAAAGACGGTTCTTATCTGCTTTCTTCACTTGGATGCGGAAGGAAAAGTTAATAGGTGAAAACCCGGTGGAAGCTACTGATCCGCTGAAAACGGTTCGGAAACCGATTGATTATTTCAAGCCAGAAGAGATGGCGAAGATGAGAGATGCTTGTAAGAAACCAAGGGAGCGCGCCTTAATAGAAGTGCTACGGAGCACCGGTGCCAGAGTCGGAGAGCTGGTCGAAATTACTATTGATCAGATAGATTGGAGGACTGGAGATATTGTAATTCTGGGAGAGAAGAATGACAAGTATCAGCCCATCTTCTTAGATGACGAAGCTCGATATTATTACCGGCAGTATCTTGACTCCAGGAGTGATGATAGTCCGTTTATGTTTCCTCACTGTAGGGAACCTTATGAAAAGCTGTCAACTTCCGGTATCCGGAGCATCTTAAAAACCATTGGTAACCGGGCCAAATTGAAATGCCGGGTATACCCTCATAAAATGCGTAAGACACTGGGAATGAGTCTTAAAAATAAGGGTGTGGACATTGGTACTATTCAGGAGATTTTGAGGCATTCCAGTCCGTCGGTGACAGCTATTTATTATGCTCAGTCAACACCGGATACATTAAGAAACGTGAGGGAGAGATGTTCAGCATGATGAAAAAAACGGTCAAGGAACAATTAAAGAGTTTGGTAGCGCTTAATGCTGCAATCTCTGAGGCTGGAGAAGAAATACAAGCTATTCAAAAGGAAATTAATACATATGGGTATGATGAAAAATATTCCTCTGCTTTAAATGATCTGAAGCAGAAAACCATCTACCACCGATATCTAAAAGTAAAAAATTATATAAATTTATATGATAAAATAGAAGCTCTGGAAGACGAGCAGGAAAAACGCTTGTTGAGATACCGGTATTTACGAGGCTGGCGTTGGGAGGCTATTGCTGATAAAATGGGATATTCACTTAGGCAAACTTTTAATATACATAAGAAAGCTCTCCAAAACATTGAATAGTATTTGTGCATAGAAGTGCAGTTATAATTTATGATATGCTGACCTTAGAAATTAAAAGGAAAGGAGGCGAAGTTTTCCGGATAAAAGCTGCAGCGACTTCTTTCTACAATGAGTTTAACTTTTTTGGACTTTTTTGCGGGCATTGGAGGATTTCGTAGAGGTATGGAATTGGCAGGTCATAAATGTATTGGTTTCTGTGAATGGGATAAGTTCGCAGTCATGAGCTACACTTCAATGCATTTGATTACAGAAGATCAAAGGCAGCTCCTTCTTCAACTTCCAATAAAACATAGGCAAAAAGAAATTTTAAAGGAGGAATATCGGAATGGAGAATGGTATGCAAATGACATCAGAACAGTTAATGTCAGAGACCTGCCAAAAGCAGATGTATGGTGTTTTGGATTTCCCTGCCAAGACATATCTATCGCCGGGAAAAGACTCGGATTCGCTGGAAAGCGTTCAAGTCTGTTTTTCACAGTTACAGGACTTATTAAAGACCTTGAAGAAAAAGATAAACCCTCAATGTTATTTATTGAGAACGTTAAAAACTTACTTAGTGTTAATCGAGGACTTGACTTTGCCAAACTTCTCATTGAGTTGGATGAAATCGGCTACGATGTCGAATGGCAAGTTCTCAATACAAAAGACTTCGGAATTCCACAAAGCCGAGAAAGAGTGTTCATTATTGGATTTCTTAGAGGAAGAAGCAGAAGAGAAGTATTACCTGTCAGAGGATCAGGTTGCAAAAATAATTTTCCATTATTAAAGCCTAAGAAGTATGGGGACGGCATATTAATACGGGATGTAAATAAAAAAGGTTATTCTTTAGCCGAAGTGGGAGATAGTATAAGTCTTGCTTTTCTTAACAGTAAAACAAAGCGTGGCAGGGTAGGAAAGGGAAAGGTCCATACATTAACAACTGCATGTAATCAGGCAGTTGTATGTGAAAAGGATAGGACCCCAAAGATTCGAAAACTAACCCCTCGTGAATGTTTTCGCCTACAAGGTTGGACAGATTATTATTTCGATAAAGCAGCGATAGTTAATAGTGATAACCAACTGTACAAACAGGCTGGTAATGGAGTGACAGTGAAGGTAATACAGAACATAGCTACTAAATTTCATCATTAATAGTATTTCTAAAAATTGTTCTATTGAGATTCTCCAAAACAAGAGGAGGTTTTGTATATGAATAGTTTTATTAGCTGGATAGGTGGAAAAAAGTTATTAAGAAAGCAGATTTTAGAGCAGTTTCCGGATCAGACTTCCTATGGACGTTATATTGAAGTTTTTGGAGGAGCTGGTTGGGTATTATTTTCAAGAGATAAACATGCTCCGTTGGAAGTCTTCAACGATTTGAACGGAGAATTGATCAATTTATACCGGGTGGTAAAATATCACCCGGAACCGCTGCAGAAGGAATTGGAATGGCTGCTTATGTCCCGGGAACAGTTCTTTGATGAGTTGAACCGTAATATCAGAGGTATGACCGACATACAACGAGCCGCCCGGTTCTTCTGCCTGATCAGGGAGAGTTTTGGTACAGATTGTAAATCTTTTAGAGTAAGTCCGAGAGATATGCAGAAAGCAGTTGATTATCTAAAGGAAGTTTCTGGACGATTAAATCGAGTGGTAATTGAGAACCAGGACTTTGAACGGCTGATTAAAACGTATGATAGGCCAGACGCATTATTCTATCTGGACCCTCCATATTACGAAGCAGAGAAGTATTATCCGGACCGGTTCAATCCGGAGGATCATGAAAGGCTGTGTAAATGCCTGAGCAATTTAAAGGGAAGATTCGTTTTATCTTATAACGATTGCCAGCAGATACGTGATTTGTATGAGGGATATACAAGCATTGAAGTTGACAGAATGGACAATTTAGCGAACAAGGATAGGAGTAGGAGATACAAGGAGTTAATCATAAAGAATTTCGAATAAGGTAAATGATTTTGATCCCCCCGGGTATGCAGAAGTAAATCTGGTATTTTGAAAATGGAATTCGTAAAATTATTGCTGAAAATCCGAATCAGATTTGAGAGAGATTCCAACTTAGGAGGCCCAGGTGTTTGAAAAACAATCCCCCCGGGTGGGCGTATTGTAATCTAAGAAATCCGTTTTGAGATTGTGAAATTTTCTATTGAAAGTTCACCTTAAGGTTGTAAAGATTTCCGTTTGAAATCCGCTTCAGATAATTGCTTTATTTTTAAAGATTTCAGATTAACCCTGTAAGCGTTTACTGCATGACTTAATCCCAAGCCAAGGCTATATATTTCCACCGTAGACGGCATTAAAGCAACACATAGCCAACTAACCGCATTGAGAGGGGCAAGCCCATATAAAGGCTATTTGTTGCCATGATAGCATATGCCGGCAGAGACTTCAATGGAAAAATCAGAAAGCCGCCAGAACCACCAGAGCGGCGGCCCGCGTTGCGTAGCTCTATCTAACATAAGCTTGTACCTCCTCACTTTGATTTTTGCATACCTCAAGCCGCGCCCGTCCACGTCCTGCCCCGTGGCTTTGTAGGGCGTAGCCTGATCATATGCGGGGTGCTATCGTGCAACCGTTTAAACGCCGGATTACGTCACCGAGGCGGTGGGTGGTTAATGAGTTACCGGCTTGCGGCAGACTGTAAGCAGGTACATGTCTTTAGCAAGTGCTTTGCGGCCTGATTTCGGGTGGCCGGTCCGTTGCCCTGTCATTGTAATATGTCCAGGCTTGACACAGCGCAAGCACAATTATAACGGCATTGCTTGTCTTGAGCCGGGGGCGCTTCGTTGCCACCTGAAACTCTTTTTGTCCCGTTTGCTGCAGCTGGGCACGGCTTAAATGTAACAGCAACCCGATAATGGATTTTGGACGGATCCTGCGAACCGGTAAAGCACTTGCAAGGCCTTATACATGGGTGGAAGCCTTGAAAGGTTTTAATCCCATATATGGGAAGATTCCGCTTGTAGGTCGTAAGCCTGCCGCCGATCAGAGCCGGGAAGCGGAAAGGAAGTTTAACATTGTCTATGCTATATGGTCTAAATAATATTTTTCACATTCTTCAAAAGTGATTTCATGGCGAATACGCTTTAAAAACATATCAAGTGGCAGGGAATCAAGTACTGTCTCCATCTTAGCGGTGGAGTTTCTTTTTTGCCAATCTTCGATAAAATTTGCTCGCATTGTATCAGATTCATGTTCAATTCTTAAAAGGGCTTGTCCTGGTATGCTCTCTGGCTTAACATACCATGTAATATTGCCGCCGTTGGAAATGTGTGCTATATGTTTATTGTCTCCATTGACCTCCTTTGCGCTGTTCGCTACTGTCAGGCCATTTCCAAGGTATCCCATCCATAAAGTGAAATTACTCTTCAATTTGTTGCCTTTCTCTCCTTGTCCCTGGAGGTAGGGAAATAAAAGAACGGCGGCGGACTGAACCGCCCACGGCTAAACCGTAACCGCCTGAATTGGATTTACTGGAATCACTGAACCATGCTTTTAATAAAATCATCTATGCTGTGGATCGTGGTGAAATAATTTGCTGGGAAGTGCTGATCTACTAACTTTTTCAGTGCTGATATTGCGCCTTTCAAGGTCTTGTATGGTTTGTATAAAGTCCAATAGTCTTGATAATCATTTAATACCTCGGAAAAGTAAAAATCCTTTTGCATTATCACATATTGTCCGTCTTGGGATTTTACCATGTAACTATTCTTTATTTCCTCTTCTCTTTCTTTAAGCATAGTCCGATCGCTTTCCTCTTCAACAATTTCAACAGAATTGCATCTCTGGAGGTTGTCAGACACAACTCCGATGTTAAAGATCTCCCCTACATAGTAGGCGGTGGCTTCCTGAATGGTCCCGTTAAAGCGTGTTGTTATGCTGTCCCCGTTTTCATAATTTACTTTTACTGTCATGATGTTATCCTCCTAAAACTTGATAATCCGGCGGTTGCTTTGACGCTACGGCTTGACCGCCGCCGGCTTAATTAGATAATCGCAATTCGCCTGTCTCCGTTGTCAAGTACTTTCTGAAGCTTGTCAGACGTGCTGGTTAAGTTCTCCGCTTTGAGATTTAAGAGCTCCTTTTCAAAGGCGCTTGCTTCAGGTGACGCTGCAGCATTTGCATTGATTGCCGCATTTCTATCAAGCTCTCCAATGATCCATGCAATTTCCGTTGTAGTTAATTTAATCATTTTGTTACCTCCATTTTGGCAATTTTCCTCCACTCTGCATTTACCAGGGCTTGTGACCTGCGGAACTTGTCCGGCTGCATTAGAGGGGCGGCGGTGGCCGCCTAATAAGCGAATTTAGAATTAAAGATGATTGACATGTAATGAGATTTTGAAACTCTTACCAGACGAAAGTTCAGGCAACCCACTTGCTGACCTATATAGTAGTGATTGCATTTTGAGATTTTGCAGATCCAGATTTTATTTTGATTCCAGTTGTCTACCCTGTGTTCTGTTTTCATGTGGAGCTCCTTTCCTTAAGCGAATATGAAATTGTAAATCTGACATTTCATGGTAGCTGGCATTAAAAAGGCGTAACTGGTGTGAACTCTCCATCGACAAACTGCACGAGTAGCAATGTAGAGTCGTTTCCGTTGCTCACTATCAAGTTGTAAGACCTCCATAATCGCCTGAACTGCGCTTTGTGCTCTATCGTGTGACTGATTGGCATATGACAGGTGCTCCTTGCGTATTTTCAAACCATCAAAATTTCCGTTGTAAAGTGTCTTCCCAGAATAGCAATAATCGTTGTAACTGCTGTTTTCTTCCTCGACTAAATCAATCAGTCTTTCAATGTCAATATTCATTTTCATAATTTCTACCGCCTTTATATTTGTTTTGTAATTGTTTTATTTATTTCCATTTGATACCATTGCTTGAATATTCCAATGTGTGCAATTCTCCACTTACGAGAAAAGTGATTTCGGAGAGATTTCTATCTATCTTGTAAATGCCGCCTGTTTTCGTTCTGTCGCACCAATTGCAGTATGGAATGCCATTGACTAATACTTTGTTAATTCTCTGTGTTTCTTCCATATCTAAGATATTTATAAGTTCCTGAATGTCAGTTAACTTTACATTCTCCTTCAGTTCAATAAATGTTGTAACTCTCTCGTGACCTTTGATTTTTTTCATGTTGTTCGTTCCTCCTTATGTGTCAATAATATCACTAAAAATAGTGAAAGTCAATACATAAATCACTAATAATAGAGAATTATTTTTTGTTGACATTCTACCTAGATTTGATATAGTGTAAATAGAATACTATATTGAGGTGATGCCAATGCTGGAATATAAGATAGATGTAATTCAAAAACTGAAAGAAGTCGGTATTAATACCACAAAAGCTAAAGAAAGTGGTGTTTTTGGTCAGGCCACAATGAAGAAATTTAAAGATAAAGATACAAGTATCTCACTCGACAACCTTAATCGTCTTTGTTGCATTCTGGAAATGCAACCAAGAGACATTATAAAATACGTAGAAACGGAAGAAGATAAAGAAAAAATAATCTCTAAAATCAGGGATAAATAAGTTGACTATTCACTAATATATGTGATAAAATAAGGTATCGAACGAAAGGAGATACCGGAATGCAGATAGAGTACAGTAGGCCGGCCGTAAAGTACATTAATTCACAAGATAAGCCGACAAAGAAACGATTAAAAGAAGCTATTGAAAAAATACCCCAGGGCGATATAAAGAAACTCAAAGGATTAGAAAATGAATATCGCTTAAGGGTTGGTGATTTAAGGGTTTTGTTTACCATTGAAGGAAACATGATAATTATCTATGATATCTTACCCAGAGGGCAGGCATATAAGAGAATATAGGAGGTGCCAGAATGAGCAGAGAAGCATTAAAGAATCTCATTGAATTAGTACCGGAACAGGATATAGAAACCCTTTTCCGTGTGATTGTAAAATTTGTTCCTGGGGATATAGCAGATCAGGACGAGATAGAAGCAATAGTTGCGGCGAAAAGAGATATTGAAGAAAATGGGACAGTTTCACATAAAGACATTAACTGGGATTGATTTAAGGGCCGGCGGTTGCTGGCTCTTTTTTGTGTTCCATGTACGGAGATAAAGAAAAGCCCTGCATTATCTGCAGGGCTGGACCTCTCCGGCAACCGATTGGGGCAGCCTGCCGGTGGCTGTTATAATACAAATAGCACAAAGAAAAATTCCTGTCAAGGGTTGATTTCAAAATTCTTTTGTGCTAATCTGAAAAAGCCGAGGGGGCTCTACAAGAAATACTCAAGGGCATATCTTCCGGACATTGAGAATTTATCATGATGATTTTATCAGGCAGGCCAAAGAGTTGAAAACACTTTGAAGCCTGCTTTTTGTATGCGAAAATCCGTATATTTTGGCCCAATATATTATAAAATACATATAGACATAAATGTTTATTTATTATATACTCTTAGGCTTTCTGTATCCCCTGAGGTATGTAACTGTATGGGATATATATAGATAAAATAAAGGTTATTGACAGATATTTTATATTGTGGTATTATCTGGAAAACGATATAAATAAAGCGTGCATGTGCTAGCCTGGTTGGCCTTGACCATATGCAATGTCCCCGTAATAGGCGGGAAAGAACCAATGACTTTGAGTCCTTGTGTTGTACGGTATTCACTCCGTATGGCGCGAGGACTTTTTTATTTGGTCCATAAATCGATTTAAAAAGTGCAGGCAAGAAAACCTCCACGGAACATAGCGGAAACGCTTTAAAGGGTATTAACGAACGTAAAAACGGCATTTAATTCCATGGGTTATAGAACAAATATAACTTTGTTAAAGAAATTAGGATTGCGAAGTGATCAGATGCAGGGAATTAGTGATAAATGCAACCGGGATAGTTGCAGGCTCTGTAAGGATGAAAAATGTACGGATCAGGAGCAGCGGAACGAATGTCTAGATCTGTTGAGCCAAATCATACCAAGTCCAGGTGATCTGGTAGCATTTGCCCTGTCAGATTAGGATTCCAAAGTTATGTTATATTAGCTTCTGGGGCTTCAAGAGTATTTACCCAGGCATTAAATATATAAAGCTCTTATATGTGTCTGTATGATGATTATATGATACCTGTATAAGAGACAGAAAGGAGATATGTAAGTTATGGCTAAGACAGATGATTATACAGTAGATGGCTTTGATATAGAGCTTAATACAGATGATAGAGATACAGATGATAGAGATTATATTAATAATATTACAGCTATCATTATGGAGATATCTAATGAGTTTATAAAGAGACATAGTAATATTAATCTATGTTCTTCTCAGGGATTATCTGAGTTATTAAAAGATATAGGACGTAAGTATAAAGCAGATATTAATAATATAAAAGAATTAGATATACTATGGGATATCTATACAGTTATCTGTTGTACTTGCAGGATTAAGCCTACATTACTTAGATTCGGTATGATGATAAGTGTAAACAAAGATACGTTTAATAGCTGGTTAAAAGGGGAATATGATGGTCGGGTCGCTTCTGGTCACTCCGTAACGGCACAAAAATGGAAATCAGAATGCGAATCAAGCTTGTATGATGAGGTAATCCAGACCGGCAACATCGGCTGCATGTTCGCCCTAAAAGCCAACTATGGGTACCGTGATAACGTCCAGATCATAGCTTACGATGACAAGGCAGGGAAGCCTGAATATAGCCGGGCAGAGATAGAAGAGCGTGCCAAGACGGTGAACCTGCTGCCTGAATCAACTGACGAACTACCAGATTAACACTTCAAATATTCTGACAACATCTAAAACCTTCCACACAAAAGATAAAATTCAATAGCATCCATGCAATGTGCACAGTGTTTCTAGGCGATTTTGTGCAGTATTCATGCCCAACAATACGTTAAACAGTTATTTAACGAATAGTTGAAAGGGCAATAGCAAAGAAAAAGACCTAACTTGTGCAATGTGCTTTAAAACATGAAAATAATTTGTGCAATAATACAAGTGATATGGACAAGCAGAGATTTGCAAGAGATAAGAGGGGCCGGAGGGGGTCTATGGAGAAGCAGTTTAGGGGCCAGTTAGCCGTCCAAGTTCCGATAAAAAACAAAAAGGCTTTCACCCACTTAAAGCAAAGTGTTTCGGAGATTTGAGAAAAGGAAATATATTCGCCTGATTCTCAAAAATTTTAAAAAATATAAAAAGGCTTTTCCAGGAGGATATATAAATGTTCAATTGTAAATTACTGTTTGCCAAAAGATATAGAGGAACTTTCATGTTTGCCTTTGTAAATTTCAAGACCCAGGAATGCTATGAATGGTTTTTTCAATTCTCGTTAAAGGATCCATGGTGGATTCCTAAATATGATTCGTATTACCTGAATGATGGTAAGTGGCCGTTAGCCGGCTGGTTGTTTTTCTATTTTGGCAGACACACTAGAGGGGCAGTAATCCCATGTGAGCAAAGTGAAATCAGTGAGGGCAAAAAGCCATTGGTTGATAAAGCCGGGAATCTGTATGTGATTTATAACCTGCCTGAAGAAGAACTGGCCAGGAAATTCCGGCGGACAATTCTCCGATATAACTGTGAAGTTGGGATTGAGAAAGATGGCGATAACGTGACAATAATTAATACAGTCCGGTCCAAAAGATGGATTTCAATTTTTCTCAAAAAATAAAAAGGCGTTATTTGCTGTGAAGAAAAAGTTATATATGGCGGTTGAAACAGATAAATATGAGTTGCCGCTTTATGTGGCTGATACATCAAGGGAACTGGCCGACTGGTCCGGCTTCAGCATTAACTACGTGCTAAGTGCTATATCGCATGATTATGCTGGAAAGAAATCCGGAATGAAGTTTCTGCGGATTGAATTTGATCAGGAAGAATGATGCTTGGCTTTAAATAGCAATTTAACAAAGTATAACTTAGGGTATCACGCACGCAAAGTAATTGATGTTAGCACAATATTAAATAATGTTGCTGATTTAATGGAGGCTGGTTATTATGGTGGCGATCTGGTGTTACAAGGGTATGCGCCTCCTGACACCTACAATAGTAATTCCTGGGGACTTATACGGTGGGTAGCTGGATCTTCTGGTATAGCTTATTTGCAATTTGTACAAGATCGCAGTGCTGCCATTATTACCAGGTCTATTAGTAGGACGGGTAATACGGATACAGGCTGGATATTACATTAAAATGATCATTTAATCCAGTAGCACGAATCGAACATAGTAACCAGCATAAATTGCGGCACTTGATTTAATTACGTTAACCTGTAAGGTATTGCAGTCTATCCTCGTTATTCCGTCCATGGTCCGCAGATCTGACCATGTGCCAGTAGATAACTGTATTTGTGCGGCCAATAGGTATGTATTACCAGATGAACTTCCACTGATGTTAAATAGTTGGTTGGTAGACGTATCATTAAATACCCCGGCGGCAGTGCGGATGCGACTTGTGTCAAATTTGTTGTTCAGATTATTACTTACTCCCGCTAAATTGCTATTTAAGGAGATCCATAAATGAAAGATTATAAGATTTTTATAAACATAACAAAAGAGGTTTTAGATTCCGTGAAACCAGGTGATTTAGTAAAAGTCAACGATTGGAAAAAACCGTTGAAGGTAATTGCTGTCTCTGATAATTATTTTGTGATGGCAAGGAAATTGTTTGGAGAATGGGAGTATTCGGTTTGTGAAAAGAAACCTTGGGGTGGAATAAGATATAACGCAATGATTGGCGGCAAATTTCATATTGGTACAGATGGTTGGGTATTTGGTTCTCCGACATGGATTGATTTTGATTGCGAGGGATATGACTTTGATAATTTGGAAGCGTCCCAAGCTTACATAAACTCATTTGAGTTATCAGAGGATAACAGGGATCATTCTTTTATTTCTCCACGCAATGCCGTGCCGATAGCCAGTATTTATATTAAGTCAAACTAAACCACGGGTTCCGGCGTGCATGGGAAGCCGGATTAAATGCGGTCAATCAGGTGGTGGCATCTGGGCGTAAAGCAGCCCGTAACTGAATTTGTGGAGGTAAGTAGAAATGAAAAATTCTAAGGTCATAGCAGCCGATGAAGAAATAATGAAAACTGCTTCAGATACTTTTTTCAGACAGTTAGTTGAGTGGATGAACAGTGAAAGTATTGAAAACACTGATAGTCTCCAAGATGCTGCTGAGATTGTCCGGAAAGAATTTCTACAGAAAGGTGACTGGTACAATGCTCTGGTAGATTCCATTGCCCAGTATTTGAGAACCATTCCAGCCAATAAAGGGTTATACAACGTTGCAGAGGAGCTTGCTGATCGTATTATCGGAATAGAAAATTTGGAAGGAGATATCCATGGACAAGAAAGAATTGGCAAGGCTCATTGATGGCCGGGAATATGGCTATGAACCATTCCGGGACGTTCGGCAGGCAGCGAAAGAATCTGGTCTGGTTATCGTCAGTGGTGCGTCTGATGACTTGATGGAAATTGACGGCGCTATTTATGATGAGCAGGGTTGTTTTGAAGGTGGCGTGATATATTTTGACCGTCAAGGTGCATTTGGTAGTGATGGTTATGCTACAAATAAGATTGTAGCCCTCTGGTGCGATAGGTCCGCATTAGACGAAAACGGAAAAGTTATTACCTGGACGTATAAAACGGATATTCCCCATGAAACTTTTATGATTTATGAGGACGTGGCGCCTTACTGCCGGGGTATAGTATTTAATTTGGCAGATGTGAAATAGAGGTGAGGGATTTGGTATTTCTGAAATGGATTATTACGGTTTGGCATATATCTATGGCACTATTTATTTGCTCGACTTCTAGAGGGTTGACTTGGGAAAGGAATAAAGCTGCCGTTATTGGGTTTAGTATTATGGCTATTATGTATGTTCTGGCATTGGTGCCGATTTGGAGGTGATAGATATGATGTGTTTCACAGAGCAGCAGAAACAGGAAATTGTACATACAGGAATGCTTGTTGTTGAGTTCAAGAGGTCAGTTGTTAAGGCCAGCGAAGCCGTGAAAGAGGTATTTGAGTTTGTGAAGGATGTATTGCTGCAGCTGGCAGATAGAACCACTAAAAGGCTACAGGTAATTCATCGGGGATATCAGAAATTACCTCTAAAAGAAAAATATAAAGCGGTCCGCAGGCTAGACAAGTGCGGATTCACTGAAAAAGAAATTAACCTGATGGTAGGGGGAACATACCACTGCCGGAATAATTGTTAGGGAGGAGTTAGAAGATGAAAAACGTAATTGCTATTGTGGTAGCTGGTATTAGCTTTTTATTGTGATTCTACGTTGGTGGCTGGCTCCTGTTTATACAGCCGATTATATCTGCCGGTCATGCTTTTGACGCCGGTACATTAACTGCAACGATTATTGGCTTGACCATTATCAAGTGTATGCTTGCAGCTGCTGTGGGTTCAATTATCATTTGGCTTGGATGTACAATAGCTGGGTTCATTCAGCTGATTGGAGGGCGTAAGAGAAAGTGATTTTTACATATTTCGGAATTGTCCTGTTCTTTATCACTGAATGGGCGCAATTCAAAAAGGAACGGCCGACATCAGCTTTCAAGGGCCATGCGTTGTCCTTTGAGGCTGACAGGTCGAGGCACCCAGTATAGCTGGTGCTAAGCGAAAGATGTGTAACTATAAAATATCTTTGAAATTTTAAATCACTAAGTGCCAAACTTAAAAATTCTTTCGCAGGCCAATGGCAACGAAGCAATGATGGTAAGTTGCTGAAAAGTCCATCAGAGTGATCAAAATGTACTAACTCCCCATAGCTGAATGCTTGTCAGGGGCCGTCACTGGCCCGTGGGGATTTGCCCGGAAACGGGCATTGACGTTTTACTATCCTTTCACCTCATAGCTGTTTGCTGTTAAGGCGGAGCAAATCCGCCGTGAGGTTTTGGAACAGTAAGTCCATGCAGTATGCGTATTGATTCCCATTTTGGAGTGGTCGGTACGCAGCTGGCAGACGTGTCACCTGCAAGGCAGTTCCTAAGTGAAGTCAAGGCATTTTGCACATTGGAAATTGAATATTGCTGGTTGGTGAGTTATAATATATTCAACACGAATGATTAGGGGGTTTTTATGGACAAGCGATATCAGATATTTATAAGTTCAACATTTACTGATTTGAAAGATGAAAGAAAGGCGATTATTGAAGGACTTTTAAATGCAAAGTACATACCTTCAGGCATGGAGATGTTTGCAGCTTCTAATGATGAACAATTTAAGTATATAAAGAAAATCATAGATACTTGTGATTATTACGTACTGATTGTAGGGGCAAGATATGGTTCGATTAATCCTTCCACAGGTAAAAGTTTTACTGAGCAAGAATATGATTATGCTGTTGAAAAGGGCATTCCTGTATTAGCTTTTCTTCATGATGATCCATACAATCTTCCAGCTGAAAAACGAGAAGATGAAAAACGAGAATTATTAGACAAATTTAGAGCTAAAGTATCTAGTGGTCGCTTATGTAAGATGTGGCATACATCGTCAGAACTGATATCGTCAGTAATTATTAGTCTGGGTGAGGAGGTTGCCGACAACCCGCAAATTGGGTGGACGAGAGGTAATGTTGAAGATAGTACTATACTATTGTCTCAACTTAATACTCTTAGGCTGGAGAAAGAGAAAGTTGATAAATCGTTTAAAGAACTAAGAATAAAATATGATGAATTGACAAGAGATAGGGAAGATTTAGCTTCCGGAAGTGAACATTATGTTATTCTAGGAACAGAAACGATTTACGAATCAGGTGCATACGGAAACCGGAGGAGTAGATCAATATCAAGAAGTAAATCCTTGTCATGGGATGAAATATTTTCAGCTGTTGGGCCACACTTATTAGCTCCAAAGACCTTACATGGTTTTAAGTCTGATTTAATGTCATCTATAAACGCTGCATATGATGCTGGGTTTTCGTTTTTGAATGATGACTGTGTTCAAACAATTAAGATACAGTTATATGCCCTGGGGCTTATTACTGTTTATCAAGCAAAGCAAACTAGTGGGAGCGTTGTAGAGGGCATTGTTATAACTGAAAAGGGAAAGAAATATTTGACGGAATTAAAAACAATAAAAAAGTAGAAATTCACCAACCATCAATATTCGGTGGTTGGTTTTTTATTGCGAAAATGAGGAGGTTGGAATGAATATGGAAAAGAGTCAACCAGTTGTAATATATCGTTGCCGCCAGTGTGGAATTGAATTTGAAAGAGAAGGGATCCATACCGGAAATTGCAGAGTAAATGGTGTTGATGTTCCGGTTGGGCCAGTTAATGTATATCACTGTTGTGGTGATGGCATATTTGGCCTGGGCGATTTGATCGGAGGATATGAGGTGAAAAATGAGCATTAGCAGAGTAATTGAATCAATAGAGCGTGATGCATTCAGCCGCTCCATGAATCTTCCGGAAAATGGATTTGACGGACAGGCGGATGTAAAAGTGTTCCCAGATGGTAGTCGTTGGGCAACGTGCCCATGGTGTGATAAGAAAGCGATAAAAATACTACCAGAAACTAAAATTCATATGATGCCATATAAATGTAAGAATAGTAAATGCGAAAAAGAGTTTATAATTAATCTCTAATGAAATTATTGACAGAACGCATCTATTTATGATAGTCTGAAAGAAGAAAAAGTATAAAGTCTGATTTAAACCAGAGCCTAGTGAGCCTTCGGACCTTTGTTAATAAACAGAGGAAGGAGGCTCTTTTTAATGGATTTTCATGAACACAAAGAAATAATCAAAAAGTTAAAGCGGCAGATTGAAACGCCGCCTTCTTACGACATTCTGAACATTCTGTTATCAGAACTCCAATATACAATGCAAGATAATCCGGATTTGCCAGTTGAGGACCGGGACTTTATCATGGCCTATTCCGGGTTTATCAAGAAATGGGCGGTTACAAGGTTTGTCCAGACCATGGAAATTCGCTGGGACGATTTGTACTGGAAAACATTGCATTTTGAAGCTCCTTTTTTGTTTGAATCTTATCTGATTTACCTGGAGAAGAACCGGGAAGCAAAAGACCGCTTTTATTTACCGAAACGCAAGCAGCTGAATAAGCATGGCTTGATTCAGGCAATGCAGGATCTGGAAGATGATAGGTTAGATATCTTAAGTATATCTATGCCGCCAGGGACGCAGAAGACAACCTTGGAGAAGTTCTTTGCATCGTGGGTAATAGGAAAGCATCCTGATGATTTTAGTTTGTTTTATTCTCACAGTGGGGATATTACGAGAATGTTCTATGACGGCATATATGATATCACTACAAATTCAGATGAATACACTTGGAGCGAGATATTCCCAGATGTGAAACTTGAAAGCACAAATGCCAAGACAGAGACAATTAATTTTAATAAATATAAGCCTTTCCCCAATATTCAGTGTACCTCCATTGGTTCAAAAAATGCCGGTAAGGTTAGGTGTAACCGGTACTTGTATTGTGATGATCTTATTGGCGGCATTGAAGAGGCTCTGAATAAGATCAGATTAGACAAACTCTGGTCTTTGTATAGTGTTGATGGTAAACAGAGAAAGATGGACGGCTGTAAAGAAATTCATATTGCTACAAGATGGTCCGTCCATGATGTGATTGGAAGAATAAAGAATTTATATCACAATAGTGACCGGGTGAGATTCATTAAAGTTCCCGATATCGATCCGATTACTGAAGAATCAAACTTTGACTATGAATATAATGGTTTTTCAGTTGCTTTCTTCAATGATCAGGCACTGGCCATGGATGATATTTCTTATAAGTGTCTATATAAAAGCCAGCCAATTGAACGTGAAGGCTTGCTATATCATGAAGATGAATTAAGGCGATACTTTAAACTTCCAGAAAGAGAGCCTGATGCTCTTCTTGGTATTTGTGATACGAAGGACAAGGGGGCAGATTATATGTTCCTACCTTGCGTGGCCCAGTATGGAAGCGATTATTACTGCTTAGATTGCGTTTGTGATGATAATTCCGACTATGGTGTTCAGTATGAAAGGTGTTCTCAGATAATAGTGAATAATAAGCTGCAGCAGTGCCAGTTTGAAAGCAATAATGGCGGTAGCCGTGTTGGGTACGAAGTAAATAAACTGGTAGAGCAGAAAAACGGCCGTTGCAATATTACCACTAAATTCACTGATAGCAACAAGGAAACGAAGATTATCGTAAATGCGGACTGGGTGAAAAAGCATGTTTTGTTTAAAGATTCTTCACTCTATAAAGCCAAAAGCGATTATGGTATAATGATGAGTTTTCTGCTTAGCTATTCTGTAAAAGGCAAAAATCCGCATGATGATGTACCTGATGGTTGGGCGCAGTTTGCATTGTTCACACAGAATATGGGTGGCGCTAAAGTCACAGCTTTTCGAAGACCGTGTTAAGGAGGATTGATTATGAAATTGACGAGGGAATATTTAGCGACTTATACATATCTAGAATCCGAAATTAAGCGTCTCAGGCGCAGGATAAAATACTATGAGAGTAATCCGTTGACTTCTGAATATGGGATTGTGAAAGGATCCCTGCAGCAATTTCCATATACGGAATGCCATTTCGTAGTTTCAGGGGCAAATGTGAAATCAAATGAGGAAAGAGAAAAGGCGGTACGTCAGCTCCTAATTGATTTGAAAGGCAATGAACAACTTTTTGAAGATATGAAACTGGAGATAGAGTGTTTTCTTGAAAAGCTGGGACCGGAACAGCTGGAGATGAAGCAAATTCTGTATTTTCGATATGTTGAACGATGGTCTTATGATGAGATTGCAAGAGAATTAAATTACGATAGAACTACTGTTCAAAAGAAAATTGATAGGTTATTAGACTTAATGTAATATTATAATTGCATACACATAGTTACCTGAAATGTATTCTATGTATTTTAATATTATTGGTATTTTATTTATTGGTAATTTGTGATAAAATTAAGCATTATGGGGGGTGCGAACTAATGAAATTAATGGATTATGAATTTGGTTTCGCTGATGCGACAAAGGAGTATATAAGGAAACCAGAAATATTTGAAAATGCTTTTTGTGATACAAGAAACATCGTAGAAAAATTGATTGATGGATATGAATTTTTATTGATTGGAAGGAAAGGAGTTGGGAAGTCTGCGTATAGTAGCAAGATTCAATCAATAGCTAAACTTTCCAATACTGAATTAATAGCAAAATTAATGAATTTAAATGACTTTGAATTTAGCACATTCGCGAAGACGGGAATTGACAACGATGTTTCAGGAACCCAAAAATATAAGAGTTCATGGGATTTTATATTATTGTTTGCAATATATAAAGTATTATTTAATGATTTACAAATGACAGAATCTAGTGCCATAAATGATGTAGTGTTTATGCTTGATCAAGCTGGATTCTCTTTGGATAATGAATATAAAACTGATATAGTTCGATTAACAAAAATAAAAATGGGTGTTGGAGTAGTTAATTTTGATGCGGAATTCGAAAAGAAATATAACTCATCTCCAAGTAATTATTTAGAAAGAATTTCAGTTATAACAGAAAAAATGCTGTATGGAATTTCAGATGCATACTTAAATGAAAGAAAAGTTGTAATTATTATAGATGGCTTAGATGATGTTTTAAGATATAAAAAAAATAAAGCTGAAATAATATCTAGCCTGATTAGAAGTGTAGACTTTTTAAATGACAAGTGTGCTCAATTTCATAAAAAAATAAAAATAGTATTACTTATTAGAGAAGATATTATTGCCATGTTAAATGATCCTGATCTAAATAAAATAATACAAGATGGTGCTATTATTTTAAATTGGAGCAATCGATTAGAGGAATTAAAGAAAATTGTAGACTTACGATTTCAATTATCAGGTATGTCAGAATCGAATGCTCTGAAGTGTTGGGATAAGATTTTTCCTCCAAAGATTAGGGGCAAAAGCACATGGTTACATGTCCTAGATCATACACTATATAAACCAAGAGATATTTTGCAATTTCTAAAATATTGCCAAATGGAATATCCAAATAATGAAACATTATCACTTTCGGATACACAAAATTCTCTCAAGGTATATTCAAATAAATATTTTATCGAGGAAATGAAAAATGAATTGTCGGGATTTATTGATGAAGAATTGATATATCTAATACCTACTGTATTTAGAAGATTGGGCGGAAGAGCATTTGATTTAAAAGAGATAGTACGTTTATTTGACGAACAATGCAATAAATGTGTTACCGAAGATTCAATTAAAACTTTGTTGCTATATTTATTTGATGCTGGTTACATTGGACAGCTTGTATCAAATGGAAATAAGAATGGGACAAAGAGATCAGTGATTTTCAAATATCGTAATCCAACGGCAAGAATTGACTATTATCAAAAATTTATAACACATCAAGGTTTGCATAGTGGTTTAGGTGTAAGATTGTAAAAAGGGATTCCCCGGACATGCCGGACGGGAATCCCTAAAAGTAGCTACTCTTTCATAGTATATCTTGAATATATATGATTTATTCAAAGATTGCAAGTCCTTTTTTTAAAAAGTGATATTTTTTGATTTAGAATTGGTGAAACATTCCCACAATTCCCATTTCTAATATGATAAAATGATATCGTGGTATATAATAAAAAGAAAGCGTTGTCGCAGAGATGACGCTTTTTGTTATGTCTGGAGGTGGGAATTTGACGTTTGAAGGCTGGCTGCTTAAGATAAACGAAAAAGTGTTTCCAAATGAATTGATAGCTCTGGAATCATATAAGTGCACGCCGGACCAGATAATGGACCTGGATCCCTACCGAGATGGAAGTGGAGAACTACATCGAAACGTATTACCGCATACAGCTACGTCCATCGAATTTTCCACCACACATCTACGATTGAGAGATGCTGACAAGTTGAACGGGTTTGTTCCTCATGGCGTCCGTGTTAAATGTGAAATTGAATATTGGAATCCCAATACGTCCTCGTATAAAGCGGGGGCGTTTTATATTTCCGATATTCCGTATGAGATTGTAAATGTTGATGAGAAAAGAAAGGATATACTCTACAAACCGATTAAGATAACTTTAACCGAATATTAAGGAGGTCGGTTCTTTGCTGAATATTCCAGAAGAAATTAAAGCCTTGTACCGAGCAGATAATTTAAGTACTGCCACACAAAGGCATCTGAAGCTTCGGTTCTATGATGGGAAGATTAATCTCCCGGAAGATGTTCTTTTTCATAAAGAATCATTACCGGTTGACCAGGAGCCAATATATGTTATTGATAATAGCCAGATAATATCCGAATCCCTTACGATAGAAGAAAATTTATGTGCAAGCCCGGACTTGAAATTTGGAGAATGTAATTCAACACAGTTTGATATAGTGGTGGCTGATGTACTACTAGATCTGACCGGGAAAGAATTTATACTTACGGTTGAGGTTGGTGGCTATGAAATGGCTATGGGGGTTTACAAAGTAGATAGCTTTGTTCGGGAACAAGCTGATAGGCGGCGTAAGAAAATTGTTGCCTATGATCGAATGTTGAAATTTGACGTTGACGTGGCGGAATGGTATCAAGGTCTGTCCTTTCCCATGACCTTGAAACAGTTCCGGGATTCACTGTGCGCGTATGTCGGCGTTACTCAGATCTCCGTGATATTGCCTCTTGACGATATGCAGATTACAAAAACCATTGATCCGGAGCAGTTGGATGGCCGTAAGGTTTTAATTGCCATCTGTGAAATAAATGGTTGCTTCGGAAACTTTGATAAGATCGGCCGGCTTACATATAAATTTCTGGGTTTTTCAGGTTTGTTTCCGTCAGAGACTTTATATCCGTCTGATGATTTGTTTCCATCAGAAATGACCAACGCAGAAAATTTGTCACGGTACAAACAGTCTGAAACCTATTATGAGGATTTTGTAACAAGACCATTTAACAAAGTGCAGATTCGGCAGGAGGAAGGTGATGTAGGGGTTTCTTACGGGTCGGGAAAAAACTGCTATATTATTCAGGGGAATTATTTGGTTTATGGTAAGTCAGCAGAAGAACTTCCATCAATTGCGGCAACGGTATATGAGCAGATATCCAGGAGGATATATAAACCAAGTCATATTGTAGGCCCGGCACTGCCATGGGTGGAGGTTGGCGATGGCATTATTTGCTATACCACCGATGATGTTATTGAAACTTACTGTCTTAAGCGTACTATGAAAGGTATTCAGGGCATGATGGATACCTATGAATCTCAAGGAAGTAGTGAGCGGGAACAGAGTTTCGGACTTGGTGACCAAATTATTCAACTTGAGGGTAAGGCGGCTGTTATTAAAAAGTCTGTGGAAGAAGTATCCGTAAGGGTAACTGACCTGAAAGCAGAAACCGAAGCAAAGTTCGCTATTACCGCTGAACAGATCCTTGCAGAAGTCACCAGGGCAAAGCAGGCAGAGGCTTCTTTGAGCATCAGGGCGGATCAGATTGCTTTATCCGTGACAAACCTTACCAATGATACTAATTCACGGTTTATGCAGACAGCCGAACAGATCGCCCTTAAGGTGAGCAAAGGGCAGGTATCTTCACAACTTTCAGTAGAGAGTGATAAGGTTACGATATCCAGCAACCGGCTCATTGTAAACAGTACAAATTTTCAACTTGATGGCAATGGAAACGCCACATTTAGCGGAAAGGTTCAAGGTGCGCAGGTTGTAGGTTCTTCAATAAGCGGTGGTTCAATCAATATAGGTGGCGGTACTTTCTGGGTGGATTCCGGAGGAAATGCAGCTATTAACGCAGGACAAATAAATCTTGGAAGTGTAAATATAAATCCTAATTATTCTGATCTGGGGGCGTTTAGGGTTACTAGTCAAAGGTATGGAGCAATCTATAGTGCGAACGGTGAAATAGAACTCGTGACAAGTCAAAATGACGGAACCGGTCCGGCATTAATATTGAAAAGAGGTGGAAATGTATCAACCAGGGTTGGATATGGAAGTATAGTAACTGGAGATATTTGGTTAACTAATCGAAGTGATTTTTGGGGAGGTTGGACAATAACTGATGAAATAATATTATTACATAATAGGGTTTTTGGAACGAGTTATTAAAATTTGAAGAGAGGTTGAAATTAAAAGAAAAACTGGATATAATAAGGTTAAGGAGGGGTTAAAATGAAAAATATCATTAGGCTACCACTAATAACAATATTATTAATAACAATATTTTCTTTTAATGCATTCGCCATGAATAATGAATACATTGCACCTGAACGGCAAACACCATTAAACGAAAAAAGGAATGAAGATCGTTCACTTGATTTTAGATGGACCTGGATAAGTGATGATTCATGTGTTCGATTTAGAACAAATGAAAACGTAAATAAAGCTAGAATTGATAAAATGTATGAATTAGGAGCATTGCCACAGTGGGCAGAAGACGGAAAAGATGGTTATGGAGTTGTTAAAAAACGATATACCTATTCTGGAAAGTGGGTACAAGCTGCAGATGGTATCTGGTCTTTTTTGTTTGATGATTACACAATTCCAGTAGGTGTAACACTAATTGATGGCGTACTGTATGCATTTAACACCTATGGAGAACTGAAAGCTGATTATGAGTACTATGATGGTTTAAAAACTAAGGCAGACGGCTTGGTAAAAGCGGACAGTGCAGAATTTACCCAATGGCTCACAACTCAGTATCTTCCAGAATGTACAAGCCACGAATAAGAGGTTGCAAGCAAGGAGCAGTAGATTTTCCCCTGCTCCTTTCCTATGTCAAGAAATGAACAGTGGTTTTTAGAGTGAGAGGATTATAATTTGATTAAGTCCTCGCCTATTCATTATTTGCCATAAATTTAGGGAGATTGATTGAACTGGTTATGAAATCAGAAGGAGCATGTTAATTGCTACGGTCCTAAAACCTGTTTTTCAACAGACCAGATACAGGATTGTTTTATTAAGGTTCCTATTTACGAACAGTTAACTATGTTCAGTGAAATCATTACAAGATATTAAGGAGGACATACATAAGTATGAATACATATGTAAAGCTGGAAGTGAAGCAACTATTGACACATCTGTGTTTTGCAAGGACTTTAAAGAAAAAAACATGAAAATATTTCTGTGGCCCCGAATTGTATCTGTATGCGTTCCATATATCCCAGCGGCTTTATTTTGGAAGTGAAAGAGCATGCAGAAAGGGTTATTATAAGGACTAACCGTGAGTTGATTGATAACGATAATGGGGGCTTTTTGTGTTTCTGAAGAGTGATTCAGATAAAAATACAAATGGAGAGCGAGGATTGATTCCTCGCTCCTTTTGTATGCCTTTTGTATTGCAAAACGTCAAAATACTATTAAATTTAAATTTCAAAAGGCCTTTTGAGTAAAAACTATTTGAAAAACGTATGTTCTTATAGTATGGTCATATTGTAAGAATAAATGAAAAAGCTACATTCTAAGTGGCAAGTGGGGTTTGTTAGCGATACTAAATAAACTCAAAAAGCTTTTACACTTACAGAAAATAAAAACGCAAAGGAGAAGATATTACAATGATTGATAATGTGAAAAACGTGGAAGAGGCTGTTAAACTGGCAAAACGGACAACTTGCAATGATCTTTTATTTGTTGCAGGCATGGCAAGGTTTTATAATTGCAAGCCATTGAATATGGAGAGGGACGATTTTCTTCTCTTTTTAAGTACACTTTACCATTATGGAAAGATTCAGGGAATACGACAGGAACGAGCAAAGAGAAGAAATTGAATGACAACATTTTAGTGGTTGTCGATTATTTAGCAAAATTAGCTGACAACAATTTTGTGGTGTGTGGTTATTCCTTTGACTGACCAGAAAACTCTAAGGAATAGTGAAGTGAAGGACATTTTCCCGTCACCGTATTTACTGAAGCGAAAATTCGCCTTAGTAAGCTCACATCAAAAAGATAGTGGTTAATAATGATAAATATACGGATTTTTAACGATGGACAAATGTCCGTGGTTGATTATTTTAATGGTGAAAGCTAAAGAGTACTGGCTTGGAAATGGGTTATGAGGTCAAAAAGATATTTGATGCCAATTACGGTGAGGTAAATACATATCATCGTGAAGTTTGGGAAGCGGTTTATCCCGAATATGAAATTTAATAAAGTAATGAGTTTAGAAAGAGCGTCCTTAACCGGACGTTCTTTTTCTACGCCGAAAGGAGGAAATAACTTGAAAAGGGTAATCACATTTACTGAGGAACAGGTAATGCAGATACAGTACATGTTAAATGCCGTCACCGTAACCGGTATCCAGAATGCCAAGCAGGTGGCAGCCATTGCGCAAATGTTGGAGTTGGGAATGCCGGAGGAAATTAATGAGTCCGCAGAGAGCGAAAAATTTAAAGACGTGTATTCGCCGGTCGATTGGGAAAACCCGCCTGAAAGAAAGACCACAATCAGTAACGAAAAAAAGAAAGAGGGTGCCAGTTAATGGCTTATGGACCATATTACTACATAACTGACTGGAAAAATGAACCTTCGCAGGAAACACCCATAAACCGTACAAATCTCCTTAAAATTGAGAATGGCATTAAAGAGGCAGATAACCGGATTGTTCAGCTTGATGCCAAGAAGGCAGAGCAGGCCCTTGTAAACACCCTTGTAAAAGAAATTACCCTGGATACGGATACAGGTATCCTGACCGTGACCCAACAGAATGGAACAGTAACTACTTATGACCTGGCCATTGAAAAGGTTGTAGCAAACTTTGACATTAATGATGATAATGAGCTGGTTCTCACCTTGGCAGACGGCACACAGAAGGTAATTGACCTTACCCGGTTTGTCTATTCCGTGGACAGTACATCTACGATTGCAATGAAAATCCTTAACCGGACTATTACCGCAGAGATCGTTGACGGTTCTGTGACCATGGCTAAATTGGACGCTTCCATACAGATGGAACTTAGGCAGTACATGCTTGATGCTCAGGCAGCCAGGGATATGTCCCTCCAATATCAGAATAATGCCAAGATCTTCCGGGATCAGACGGAGGTAATTGCAAACGAGGCCGTAACAGACATAGCTGCAGCCGGGGGCCGTGTAGATGAAACCTTGACAGAGTTTAATTCCCTGCTTATGAACGGGTATTTCAATGGACCGATGGGGCCGCAGGGGCTACAAGGAAATCAGGGGGCCACGGGGGCCACAGGAGGACAGGGGCCACAGGGGATTCAGGGGATCCAAGGTCCTCGTGGGCCACAAGGGGAACGAGGATCTGATGCTGTAGTGACGCAGACTAATGGTAATTATATTTTCCAGATACGAGATGGACACTTATATGTGATTTACCCAGACTCTTCTTCTGAGCCGCCGCCAGTGCATATTAATGAAGCAGGACATTTTATAGTGACTTTTTAAAGGAGGTCAGATATGGCAGAATTGGATTTAGGCTCAGTAATTGGGCCGCAGGGTCCGATAGGACCAAAAGGAGATACTGGAGCTCAGGGACCAACCGGAGCCACAGGTGCAACCGGTGCAAAGGGAGATACTGGTCAGCGCGGGAGCCTCTGGTATAACGGAACCGGGATAACTGGCACAAGTACAACTGCCACAGTATTTAGTGGATCAGGAGTTTCAGCCGCCCTTGTGAACGATTATTACCAAAATACTAGCACAGGTGCGGATAGGGGCAGGATATACCGATGTACGGTAGCCGGTGCCGCTACGGTGGCTAAATGGGTGTATGCAGGTACTAATTTAGGACCGCAGGGAGAACAGGGAATTCAGGGAGAAACAGGCGCTACCGGAGCAACAGGTCCTAAAGGTGATACTGGGGCAACAGGAGCAACTGGGCCAAAAGGTGATAAAGGAGATAAGGGAGACAAGGGGGATACCGGGGCAACAGGCCCGAATGCAGCAAACTTAATCAGTGCCACAGACGTTCAGGGATTGGTTGGCACAGCAGGGGGAAGCTCTACGGTGCAGCTGCTTATCAATGCAATCGCTGATAAGGTAGCCAACAAATTACTTTTAAAAACCGATGTGGTAAGCCAGATTGTAAACGATGCTTCTAAGGCTGCCAGTATGGCGGCGTTGTATTCTCTCAAACAAACTACTGATACACTAAATAGCAATTTAGCATTGAAAGCTAATGCGAGTGATTTACAAAACTTGTCGGCTGATTTAAAGTATTTTTCACAAACAACAATTCTCATAGGAAACAGTGAAAATATCGCTGTGCAGTGCACAAGGCGCGGTCATGTTGTGGATATCGTTTTTAAGGGAAGTAAGCCTATATCTTTCCCTGCAGGTGGATTTGCTTTCTTTACTTTAGCAGAACAATTTCGCCCATCTGACTATAAATACATCAGCGCTTATGGGTTTGATATGCTTATACAGATCGCACCAAACGGAGAAGTGCTTACTTATCAAGAGTCAGCTAGCAGAATCATTCAAGGACAGTGTTCTTTTACCGTAGAATGATCACTTATACGATTGTGGTTGTTCCTGTACTGACGTCATTAAACGATCCGTCCGGATTGACCGTAAATGTGAAATTGCTCAAATATAGGTGGTTATCCCTTATGCCAAGTCTTGTAGCGGTACCTGTGGCAAAATTACGTGATGTAATATATGTTCCGGTAGCATCGTTATAGATAGTCGATCTTAATGTATTTTCGCTATTAATTAAACTCATAGACTTCTGTACACCACTACCAAACAGTCCAACTAAATTGCTATTTAGTAGAAAAGAGAAACTTAAAAACTGGTCCCTCATAGGGGCTTATTTTATTGCCTGAATACGGGCGGAAAGGAATCTTATGAGTATTGAAAAAATCAAATTCGGTGATCAGGTATTCGACCTGGTGCCCGCAGGTGTAGATCTTGTAGATGGTGGAGGAACCATCAAATTTCTGATGGGAGAAAAGCGCTTTGAGGAGATCGAAACCATCCTGCAGGCCAATAGTACCATCAAGCAGATTGCCCGATCAGGCGATACAGACTGGTCGCGATCTGATCTGGTTTATGGTGATTTTGTATCAAGAGATGCCAACTATGTAATAGGTACGGCGGATGATGGTGTAACCGTCATTACGGCCGCTGTAATGATTGCCACGTTCCGTACACCAGATTTACGCGAAAGGGTAACAGCACTGGAAAAAGAAAATGAGAATATCAAAAAGGAAAATGCAGCAATGAAAGAAAGTTTAGGAACTCTGATTTTAAATAACTTAGAGGAGGTTAAATAATGTTTGATATGCTGAAGTGGTTATACGATGGTGGAAAAGGAAAGTTGACTATCAATGGCCTGGTAAATGCTGTCATAAAGGGCTGGATTACCGAAGCACAGAAACAGGAGATCATTGGAACAATAGACAGCCAGTAAAACAGGGAGGGGAGATATGATACTTGACTTCCAAGTCAACAAGCAAAATTTAATTAGAGCAGACACCGAACAGCCGGCGGCCCAGAGTATGCAGTATCTTATGTGTCGGTTTACCTTCCAGTCTGATGATTGGGACAGCATGGAAAAGCACGCTGTCTTTCGGAAATATCTAAGTGATAGCATTGATGCCTATACGCTCCCGTTGAATAGCGAAGGAGTCGCTATGGTTCCGTCAGAAGTTATCACAGCTAGAGGCTTTGAGGCATCTGTATACGGTTATAATGATGGGCAGCGGATTACCACGAACAAGATATACATTTCGATTCAGGAAACTGGATATGAGCAGGGAAAAGTACCAAGCGTCCCTGCTCATGATTTATATGAGCAACTCCTTGATGCCATGAAAAAGCAGGTAAATGGTTTGTCTTATGAATCAGGATACATGCAACTCATGGCAGGGGGGATGTCAATAGGCGAAAGGGTCCGTGTATCAGGAACAAATGAAACCCGGGAAATAGAATTTACTAATGATGGGACCTATATAAAGTGGCGGTATACAGATAGCAATGATTGGCAGCAACTGGTAAGCCTTCAGGCAATTACCGGTCCGCAGGGTCCACCGGGGGCAACGCCAGAATTTGAAGTGAGATCGGGGCGCCTAATCGCAAAGTATAATGAATAAGGAAGTGAAAGAAATGGCGGTAAGAGAAGAAGATTTAGGAAGTGTCATCGGCCCTCAGGGCCCTCAAGGAATACAGGGGGAAGTCGGCCCGACTGGTGCAAAAGGTGATAAGGGCGAAGATGGAGCAAAATGGCTCACAGGTACCTCTGCTCCATCAACTCAAGGTACGAACGGGGATTATTATTTAAATACCAGCAACTGGGATGTATATCAGAAAGCATCGGGCACTTGGTCTAAAACAGGAAATATCAAAGGTGCTACAGGTGCCAAGGGTGATAAAGGCGATCCGGGTGCGACCGGAGCCCAAGGACCAAAGGGGGATCCTTTTGCTATTGCCAAGACCTATACAAGCGTAGCTGCAATGAATTCAGGATATTCCACGGACGGTGTTGGTGTTGGACAGTTCGTAGTGATTGATACCGGAAATGTTGAAGATGTTGACAATGCGAAGTTGTATTTAAAAGGGGTTACTGCCTATACCTACATTACGGATATGTCCGGGTCGACCGGCTTAACAGGTCCTCAGGGGCCAAAGGGCGCAACGGGTGCGACAGGCCCTAAAGGCGATAAGGGTGATCAAGGGGTATCTCCCATGTTTGAACTTAGAAGCGGGCATTTATTTGCTATCTATCCGGAATAGCAGAGGTTGTGACAATTTATAGAAAGCATGAGGTAATTATATGCCTACAGAAATAATGGTGGCACTTATTAGTTTGGCCGGCAGTGGGGTGGGGGCTTTTATAGGAATCCTGGCATCTGCAAAGCTTACTAATTATCGCCTAGAGCAGTTGGAAAAGAAGGTTGACAAACATAATACTGTAATTGAACGCACTTTTAGGCTTGAGGAACAAATGAAAGTTGCAAATCACCGCATAGCGGATTTAGAGGAAAAAGGAGATTGATTATATGGAACAGATCATGAATTACGTAAAACCGGAACTTATTATTGTAGCGGTGGTGCTGTACTTTCTGGGAATGGGCCTTAAGCAGAGCCAGACGGTCAAGGACAAGTACATTCCGCTGGTAAATGGTGCTGTAGGAATCGTTCTGTGCGGCGTATATGTCTTAGCTACCAGTGCCTGCCAGACTGGGCAGGAAATTGCTATGGCGATATTTACGGCCATTACGCAGGGTGTTCTGGTTGCAGGATTGAGTACATATGTAGATCAGATTATTAAGCAGTCTAGAAAAACTGAATAATTGTTGTGATATCACAACTTTTGGGCCTGGGATTATCCTGGGCCTTTTCTATTTGAAAGGAAGGGTAGATTTATGAAAATCTGTTTAGATGCTGGTCATTATGGAAAATACAATAAAAGCCCTGCTGATGGGCGATATTACGAATCAGACATGGTATGGAAACTTCACTTGATGCTTAAAAGATATTTAGAGGAGTACGGCATGCAGGTAATTACTACCCGTGTAGATCAGGCAACAGATCGGGCACTCTATGATAGAGGGACAGCATCAGCCGGGTGTAATCTATTCATTTCTTTGCACAGTAATGCCACAGGCTCCGGATTGAATAATAACGTTGACTATCCGGTATCTTATTGTGCTATCAACGGCAGAGCGGACGATATTGGCCTTGCTTTGGCAAAAGCGGTACAAGTTACCATGCAGACCAAACAGGCCGCCAGAATCGAACACAGGGCGGGTAACAACGGGGATTACTATGGGGTTCTGCGTGGTGCTTCCGCAGTAGGCACTCCTGCACTTATCCTGGAGCATTCCTTTCACACAAACGCTTCGGTAACTGCCTGGCTCTTAAATAACGAAAACCTTGTACGCTTAGCAAAAGCAGAAGCAGACGTTATAGCAGCGCATTTTGGCATTCAGAAGGAAAAGAAATCCGGGTGGAAACAGGAGGACGGCGGTTGGCGTTTCTACAATGGCGATAACGGGGAATACGTGCGGAATAACTGGCACCATGATATAGAAAAGGACCTTTGGTACTGGTTTGATGGCGCTGGTATGATGGTCACAAACACATGGTATCAGTATAAAGGCGGCTGGTATTATCTCAACGCAGATGGTGTTATGCTAAAAGGTACTCTGATCGCAGAATCCGAAAAGGTTTATTGCCTGGATAGCGAGGGCAAAATGGTTGTGGAACCGGTCATGCTCACGCCGGGACAGGATGGGGCGCTGCAGTACCCGGGGTTGGCAGAGTAAATAAAAAGAGCAAAAGCCTACTGGGATAGACTTTTGCTCTAAGATGCAGAGGCCGCTGCACCTATGTACGATGTGTACACATCTAATAATATGGCTTTATTAATAATAATATGCTAGGACCAATTAAAAAATTGCTACATATAATATATTGTACGAAGACATTGTACGATCATTTATATAAATCTCCTTTATTTGTAGACTTCTGTAAGGCGGGTATCCGGAAATTCCGAGCCCGCCTATAAAAGATACTTTGCAATCTGCCAATAACACAGGTGTTTTAATCCTTCAAGCATTAAAAGGACAACTTCTGGATGTAATATTGAGTATTAATAATAAACCACATTTGGGTATCAAATCTCATAATAGTCCAGAGAGATAAACCTTGAAGATCATATTCTGCTACCAGCCCGGCTCTTGCCTCAAAACTTCTCGCATCATTAAACCACACTAAGTGAAGAATCCCGTCACTATCCATATAATAGAAAAAAGGTGACTGTGCTGCTTCGTTAAATTGTATTGGTATATTGTTATCTGCTGCAATCTGTATTGCATTATTGTTTGCTATAGCAGTTGCTTCTGTTGCACCCGGAACATAGGGTAGTGTCCAATCATAACCGAGTGTAGTGATTCCTAAGAATAATAATTCGAGTGGAATAATACTGGTTACGTAGTCTAATAGTTCTCTTAAAACATTAACCGGAAAAATTGAACTTGGGTAACTATAAAATCTAGCCCAATCATAAGAAGCAAATAGAATCCCATCTACATATCCAGATAATCGTGAATAATCCAACTTTTCAAAGCTGACAATAGGCCCCTGAATATTCATAATTGGCGTTGTGGTTATTAGTACTCTATAACCTTCAGAACGAAATATAGCTGAAGCCTTTTTAATGTATTCTACAATACTGTTTATGTTATCCGGTGTAATATCTTCGATATACATATTCACTCCATAATAACCCTTTGTTTTTACCATTTGAAGAATATTATCAATAAGACGATCTTGCACAGAAGAGTTATTTAAAATATTCTGAGTTACTTCACGAATAATAGTTCCTTCTTCCGTAATCGTAGAAACAAACATCATGGGCGCAACACCATAAGTTTTAGCCAACTGAATTACATCAGAATCGTCAGCAATAGTAATAATTTCTCCTTCACTTGTAGCCCTATAATTGAATATAGTCAAATATGTTAAAAAAGGGAGCGTTTTTATTAAAACAGATTTATCTATATATGAAAAAGTATAACCACTAGTGGCAATTGTTCTTGTTTTGTTAGTTTGATAGCTTAAGACTATCGTTTCACCGGCATACAAAAATTCTCTGTCAGAAAGATAGGGATTATTTCTTAATAAAGCCATTGGCGTAGTACCATGCTGCTCTGCAATACTCTCCAAAGTATCGCCGGGTTGGACAACATAGAGTGTTTCTGGCTGTACAATCACGATAGTTTGACCAATTGCTAAATTGCCAGGGTTTGTAATTCCGTTTTCCAATATTAAACTGTCAACTGGGATTTTATAATAATCTGATATTGATTTTATGGTTTCACCGGGTTGGACAACATGTATGATCATGGAATCCCTCAAATGATCTTATTAATACTATTATATGCTAATCTTACATGTTCATAACATCATAATGTAGATATAATACTAGCGGCCTGGGCGGGCAGCCAGGAGCATACCAAGCCATCCACTATTGATTTTTCGAACGTTCGTGCCGATTCCAAATACTCCCATATGTTTTCCTATCTATTGTAATACTGCTCAAACCATCGTGGTTTTCTCATATATTCAGCTTTTTCTTTCGTTTCCTTACCAGACTCCCTAAAAAATCCGCAGCTTGTATGATCGGCTCCGCAACCTTCTTTATCTCTAATGTAATGGGGGCAATGGTTAATGTCCTCCGCGAGCCCACAATTTCCTAACATGCTAACACCTCGATTGTCTGTTCTGTTAATGGTGGAAATAAAAGGAGGGAAGCACTGTGGCTTCCCAATTCTTGTTAATGAATGCCTACTCTGAATAATCCAATTGTCCATTGAATCGTTTTCTGGTTGCAGGCGGTAATGACTCTTTTCTTTAAAAAACCGTTTTACTGTAGCCGAGTCATCGACCAGTGCATCAACAATATCCCCATTATGCGCAGTTGCTCGGTATTCTACGATAATCTGATCGCCTTCAAGAATACCTGCGTTGACCATACTGTTTCCTTTAACTTTTAATATAAAGGTCTCTGCATTTGGAAGTAATTCAGCTGATATGGGATAATAGTTCTCAATGTTTTCCTCTGCATAAAGAGGCAGTCCGGCCGCTACGGTTCCGAGGAGCGGAACGTTCACAACCTCCCGGCGTGTCAGCTGGAAACAATCGTCTATGATTTCAATGGATCTTGGCTTAGTTGGGTCTCTTCTTATGTATCCCTTTTCCTCGAGAATCGACAAATGAGAATGGACGGAAGAAGTTGATTTTAAATTAACTGCTTCACATATTTCTCGGACCGATGGGGGATAGCCATTCTTTAAGATTGATTTTTTTATATACTCTAAAATTTCCTTTTGGCGTTCTGAAATGTCCACATTTAACCCGTCCTTTATTTTGTTTTACTGATAATAGCATACTTAGATGCAAAAAGCAAACGTTTGTTCGAAAAAGACTATACACGTAAAGTAATTTGTAGTATCATTATAGAAAAGGTAGGTGATTAAGATGATGGATACTATATCCAAGGATTTATATAGTAAAGTTATGAAGGCCCAATATCAGATGATTGAAGCTTTTTTAGATTATGTGAACTATGAAGATGAAATAGCAGACGGTTTGACAGGAATGTCATATATATTATTTTGTGAAAACATTCCATTTTCTTTTGATGGGCAATGCATAGCGGTACCTGATTTTGGATTAAAAATATCTTCTGGAGAAAAAGAGAAATTATATGTTGAATTTGAAAATGTAAAGAAATCCGAATGTTATCCTGCAGAGGTCTATAATAAATATTTAGAAAAGAGAAAATAGCAATTTGAATAATACGAAATCGGCCCTAACAACTACTCAGGCAAACATCGATACCCGTATTCCGTCTCGAATCGCTTTCCGATGGAATGATGGAGGAGCCCTACAGCTCTACATAGATGGTGTCTATTATGCATCGATAGAATTTATTGATAAATGATCATTTACTGTAGTGTAATAGGTGATCTGAGTATGCACCAGAATACTTTTAAACTTTCGGAGGCGAAACTTGGGCTTGTGTTATAGGCCATCAATCTAAATCCAGCTGGGGTTAAAGAGACGGCACTTATCTCTACGTCTGCCCACCCAGCCCCCATACCCCCTTTACTTAAAAGTATGGCGTAATTATCATCTGATAGGGGCGTGCCAAACGGGATGTCATAAATTGCGCTGCCAAGTGGTTGTAATGCGCTTACAGTGTAAGACCAGTGCTGTGCATTTTTTGCCAAATTATTACTTAGGTTATTTAAATTGCTATTTAATTAATTATGAAGGTAGTAGACAAAATAAAAAAAGACCACTTATAAGCAGTCTTTCTTATCACTTGGTTTATGCAATTTGAACATTAACAGCCTGTAATCCACGATTACCTTCTGTTACATCAAATGTTACAGACTGACCATCGTCTAAAGACTTATAGCCGTCCATAGCAAGACCTGAGAAATGAACGAAAATTTCGTTACCCTGCTCGTCAGCGATAAAACCAAATCCCTTTTGTGCATTAAACCATTTTACTGTACCTTTATTCATGAAAGATACCTCCTTAAATATTAATATTGTATTTTTGCTAAAACTAAAAATCGCATATATATGTAAATCATCAATAGAATAATGACTTACGTATATATGCGAAATCAAGACCTTATTTAAATACCTATCTATCTTAACACAATGGTTTAAATAAGTCAAGAAAAACTTGCAAAGAAGGCCACATTGAAAAAATCATCAAAAAAAGCACAACGCAAAGCGGGAAAGGTGTTCCAGGCTTAGAATATTGGGAGATTAGTTTATAAGGTAATCAAGTGATTAGTTAAGTCTCGACTAACCACCAGATACCTTGGGAGATCCACCTTACTGGTGATTATTTCTATTTTTTATATTTTACTATAAATTCACGTTGGCTTTGCATTAAAACAGATCTTATCTGTGGGGAAAATAATGATGGAAATATTGGTTAATATAGTTGAAATGGTTTTGACATGCTGATAAGGGATGATAATGAATTGCATTTGATAAATGTAAAATGGTTTAGGATCATTGTTCATAGATAAATGGGATAACTTCTTCACGCTTAATGTTCAATACATAAGCGAACTCCTCACAAAGTGTTTTTTCAGCATCTTTGAGAAAGCATTCGTCAGAATCCTGTAGTTTCTTGTCTTTATTTGTGCTTTTTAGCTCTTGTTTACGACTACGCAAAGTTTTTATCATTTCTATAAGTTCGGAACGGTTACCATCTGCAAGAACCTGGCCGTATAATTCTTTGCGCTTTCGATTATCCTTTATCCAATTGTGGTCTTTACTCGACAATTTCTTGACTAGAAAGAAAATTTCATCGGCAGAAAGAATGTGGCGAATTTCAGTTTTTCTTCTGTCACTTATAGCTGAGACGTATAATGTCGAGGCAGTATGGTAAACAGGCTTGAGCACGTAATATGGGCGGATTTTTTCATCCATGCACATATCCTGTAATCCGGTAACCCTACAAACACCATGACTTCCGTATATGATGACATCACCTATGTTCATAATATTTCACCTCTTTCTAATAAAATAAAAAGTGCGGTTCACTAAAACTGGACTTACGTCCCTGTAAAGCAAACCACACGTTCGATATTTATATTATAGCACAATTGTAGATGAAATGTATACGGTAATTTACTCCAAAGTTCACGACTATATCATGGGCTTATCTATTTAGTATTTTCCGGAGTGCCGGGAGAAAGGTGGAATTATGAAAGTGTGGAATAGAAAATATGATAATGATCACAAAGAACTAGAAGAGAAGATAATGGTAAAAGACCAATATAACAGAATGATGATGATAAGAGTTGCGAAGAAATACAATCTGGACGATCAGATCAATACAAGAATTGAATTAGAATATCACAGTAGTAAAAATTATGAAGTTTCTATATCGGATCTACTAAATTAAATTGCTATTTTAGAATAGACCTCAAGATTCCCACATTTCCCATTCATAATATGATAATATGGTATCAGTGAAAAGTATATCAACATGCGCTTGGCTTCGGCTAGGCGCATTTTTCGTGGGTGAAATTATGGAAAAAAGATTTGAAAAGCCAAAGCAAAATAAAAAAGAATCTATCTGGAGAGATAAAAGTGCCAAACACCCAGAAGGCAAATCTTCCAGTGGGATGACTTTTAGGGTTAAGAAGGTGATAAGTGGATGAACAAACTCAGTTACATTGATATTTGCAAAGGTGCATTCGGGCGCAAGGTAGCATATACCAGTGTTTCGACCATTACTTCCGAAAATATTTTGAAAGTAGTTGGTAGGGCGGTTAGTATCCTGAATTATAATAGGCCGTTCATTCGTTATCTTCATGATTACTATATGGGGGATCAGCCAATTTTGTACAGGGAAAAGGCAGTGCGCCCAGAAATTAATAATAAGACAGTGGAAAATCATGCTTTGGAAATAGTGCGTTTTAAGGCAGGTCAGACATACGGTGAGCCTATCCAATACGTGAGCCGAAAAAAAGATGAGAACATTAATAAAGCTGTTGATGCACTTAATGATTACATGAGGGACGCTCATAAGCAGGCAAGAGATATTGAACTTGGAACATGGCAAAGTTCGGTAGGTACTGCATATAAGGCCACCTTAAAAGCAGGCAAAAACAATCCGGTTCCCTTCTGGATACACATTCCCACGCCGTTAAATACAATTGTTGTATATTCGCAGGTAGATGGCCGGGATATGCTTTCAATTCAGCAGTTAAAAGACGAAAACGAGCAACAGTACTATCTTTGTTTTTCCGAAGATAAATACTTCATTATTAAGAATGGCCGGATTACCGATAACAATATTAATGGATTTGGAGGAATTCCTATAATAGAATATCCTAATAATCCGGATCGGTTATCTGACATTGAAATCGTAATTACAGCTTTGGATCAGATGAACAAAATGCAGTCTGATCGAATGAATGGCATTGAGCAGTTTGTTCAGGCATTTATGCTTTTTAAAAACTGTGAGATTTCAAAAGATGAATTTATAGAAATGAGCCAGTTGGGTGCAATACAGGTTAAAGATTCGGGCCAAGCCAATAAGTCAGATGTGAAGCTTATGACTGCTGAACTTAATCAAGAGCAAACTCAGGTATCCAAAGACGATGTATATCGTCAAGTGCTTGTGGTTGAGGGAATGCCAGATCGTCAGCAAAATACCGGCGGTGATACCGGCCAAGCGGTTTATCTTAGAAATGGTTGGGATTTTGCAGAACAGAGGGCAAAACTCGATGAACCATTCATTATTGAGGCAGAAAAGAAACATTGTCAAATCGTGCTTAATATCATCAAGCAGACAACCAATGATGTTCCTTTGACAGTAAGAGATTTTGATGTTAAAATCACTCGAAACTCAACTGACAATATGCTTGTTAAGGCACAGGCATTGGATTATTTATTGAAAAACAAAGTTAACCCATTAATTGCTTTAACCACTTGCGGTCTGTTTGGAGACCCTGAAAAGGTATGGTTAATGAGTAAACCCTATATGGATACAATATTTAAAACGCAAGAACAATTAGATGTTGAAGTAGAAAAAGGAAGAGCATATGAATTGCTAAAGAATCAATCGAATAATGCAGTAGCTAAAACAGGAGAAGCCGAATAGCTTTTCTTTTTTATTTTGGAGCTATCCGTCAAATAGCACAATCCGGCAGGTGCGACCTGCGTTACCAAAAGCGTGGATAGAAGGAGGAAATTATTATGACCAGAGAACAGGCTAAGAAGAATTTGATAGCATTAGGCGTTGCTGAACCGACCGATGAGCAGATTACGGGTTATCTTAATCAGCACAATGGGGAAGTAAAAAAGGTTCAGGAAGACGCTGATAAATGGAAGAAAGAGGCTGAAAAGGCCGAAGAGTTACAGGCAAAACTTGACGGGATTGAACAGCAGAACCTTACAGATTTGGAAAAGGAAAAGAAAGCTAGGGAAGCGGCTGAAAAGAATGCCGCTGATTTACAGAAGCAGCTTACTCAATCTGCTGTAGAAGGTATCTTTGCAAAGGCGAATTTATCAGGAGAAGAATTTGCTGGAATGATGGGTGCTTTGTCTGCTTTAGATATGGAGGCGGCAAAGACCAGTGCTGAAGCCTTTGTGACTGGAATTTCCAAGCGTGATGAAGCAAATAAGACACAATGGCAGAAAGAAATATTTGACAAAACACCGAATCCGGGTGCAGGAGATCCACCAGCAAATACAGATCCAGGCAAGAAGAGTGCTGCCGCCGAATACGCAAAGCAGTATTCCCAGAATAAAAACCCGCAGCCGGTTGCTACACCTATCGCCGGTGCGCAACCGGGAACATTAATTTAAGGAGGAATTGAGATATGGCTTATATGAAAGTTATTCAGGGAGAAACGCTCCCTAACTTTTTGGAAAGTGCCGTAGGATTGGTACAGAAAACAGAAATGGTTACTCAGGATAAAGCAGAAACTGTAGGCACCAAGAAACTGATTTATGGTGGCACAGCATTCCCGGCCAATGATGGGACAGCCACAGGTATTGTATTTGAAACTGTTGACATGACTGATGATGAGAAGCGGCCTGCCAGTATAATTAGGGCCGGCAGAATCTATGGGAATAGATTAAAGACCGCATTGTCAGCCGCAGCAAAAACAGCTTTGGAAGCAAAAGGCTTTGTAATTCTTGATGCTCCCGAAGTTGAATTTTAATTGGAGGTGCTAAAATGCCATTTAATGTATTGGACGCTATTAGCGTAGATGAAAGACTGAATTTTGCCCAGAACTTTGCAGTTGCAAGGCCGACTGTTCTGGATACCATTTTCCCGGATATTAAAACCCAGCATTTTAAAGCGGAGTATTATCGATTAATGCAGGGGCAGAACTTGCCGACACCGGCATTTGTACATGCCCTGGATACCGAAGCCCATATTGGTGTCCGCCCAACATTTGAGAAAGTATTGACTGAAAAACTTTTCATCAAAGAGAAAATTAATCAGTCAGAGCAGCTTCAGATGTATATTACTAACGGCGTACCTGATGATGACGGCTTAATCAAGTGGGTATTTGATGATATTGGCCGGCTGTCTGAAAGCGTTGTTACCAGAACCAAAATTGCTAAAGGTCAGTTAATGAGCCGTGGTATCATGAAAATCAAGGAGAACAACCTTGATATGGTTATTGATTTTGGAATCCCGGCAGAACAGAAGATTGTTTTTGGTGACTGGTCAGATCCGGAATATGATATCTTCTCTGACTTTCAGCGAGCGGTAAAGATTCTGAAAGACCAGGGCAAGCTTGTCACTAAAGTGTTGACTTCTGATACACAGATCCAGCGTATGAGAAAAAATAAATCCATTCAGACAGCTATTTATGGAGCAATCAATCTTGGTAAACTTGTTACCATGGCCGAGTTACGTTCAATTCTTCTGGAAGAATTCGGATTCTCCCTTGAATCTTGTGATGAAAGGTACGCATATGTAAAGGTTGACGGCTCCCGGGCAAACGGACGTTATTTTGATGAGGATAAAGTTACTTTTTATACGGCTAATGCGTCTGGTGGTGCTGGTGTTGGCCTATGGGGACCTACTCCTGAAGAGGCTGATTATGCAGCGTTCCAGGAAGCATTGCAGAAAATGTATGTAACTGTAACCATGTGGTCTACAAAAGACCCGGTGGCTAAATGGACTAAGGCTTCCGGTATGTTTATCCCGGTTCTTCCAGACCCATATGGAATTGTAATTGCCACCGTAGTGACTGGTTCTGGAACACTTGGAACCCTGACGGTTAATTCTATTGCTGGTACGGCTACGGGTGATACCAAAGTAACTGCTTCCCCAGCAAAGGCAAGCGGAAATTCCTATAAGTATAAAGTGGGCGATTCCGCGACCGCTGTAACCTATGGACAGAATGTCCAGACATGGAGTGCTTGGGACGGTAGTGCGGATATTACGGCAGCAACTGGCAAGGTGATTACCATTGTTGAATGTGACTCCAGCTACAAGGCAGTTAAGGCAGGTAATGCTACGGTAACGGCTAAATCATAAGAAAGGCGGTGAGGTGAGTGGAAATGGAAATCTTGGCTGACATGAGTACATATCTTGGTGACGAAGTAAGCGAACAGGATAATCCGGTTCTGCTCATTCTCATCAATCGGGCAATTCGTAAGGTGAGTTCCAAGCGTTATCCATATGGGTATACTGACACACAAAAAGAAGCGGCGGTTTCAAAGTACCGGGATACGGTCTTTGACGCTGCTGTTTATTATTGGGCGAAGCAGGGAAGTGAGGGGCAGAGCTCGCATTCTGAAAACGGGATTTCCCGGGGATATCAGAATGAAGATGATCTTTATTTTGATGTGGTGCCTATGGTAAAGACTTTATAACTTATATTTTAGACGGTGCGTGTCTGGCTAACCTCCCGGCCGGACGCAGGGTGTATGTCAGTAAATGGTGGTGGGCAGGCATACTTATTATGTCTGGGAGGAATACTTTAATTGAATAACTTCTTTTATTTGCTATCATTATGTTTTATAATGGTTGTGAAAGGAGTGTAGTTCTTATGGAAAATACATTAAGTGAATTAATAATCAATCTATTAGATGGAAATTTTATTTCAACAATTCTTGGGGTTTTGGCTGGAGGAATAATTACTATAAAGATAAATGAATGGACTAATAAAGAAGTAATTAAAATGGAGATAAAAACTAACTTATGGAAGCAGCTTGCTGATTTATTAAATACGGCGGACGATAATATTGTAGTATTTAAATCATTAGTACAACGTGAGGATATGCAGTTAATTGATTACATAATCTCTTTTCAAAAACTTATTGATGATTTAGTTAAAATTTTCAAAAAAGTTAATGATATGCTAATAAATTACGGATTCTTATGCATTGATGTACCTAATATGACTTTGGAACTAAAGGAAATTTTAATAAATATGCAAAATAAAGATATTCAAAGTATTGAAGAAATAAAAGAAGCTCTAGAAATAGTGAGGAATTCTTTTATATTACTAGGTATTGGATTACAAAAAAGTTTACTGAAGGGTTTATATAAGAAAAGTGACTATCGAAAATTATTAAAAATCGGAAAGAACGCATCAAATTAAGCGTTCTTTTTTATTTCGAATTAGGAGTTGACATGTGAGAGGGTTGAAGCGTAACCAGAAATCATTATACTATCAGCTTTATTCAGAGCATATCCCGGTTTATGAAACCGATTTGGACGGCAATATCATCTATGATCCAGTGACTGGAGAACCACTTCGTACTGGTGATTATACTGTAGGGTATGCGGACCCGGTGGAGTTCAGGGCGAGGGTGTCTGCAGCCAGAGGAGAAGCCTCGACTGACCCATTCGGTGTGAATACCGAGTACGACAAGACAATAAGTGATTGCAGCATGAAGCTGCCGATTGATGAGTTGTCCGTACTGTATGTAGATAAGAAACCGGAATTTGACTCTGATGGTAATCTAATGAATAAACCGGACTACAAAGTTGTCAAAGTGGCAGGAGATATCAATTCTACGCTCTATGCTATTAAACAATTGCCAGATGGAGGTGCGAAGAATGGTTAAGTACAAAAAGAAACCAGTGGTATTTGAAGCCTTTAGATTTCAGCTTGATGATGTAATGCCAGACTGGTTCAATGAAAAGCGTATTAAAAATGAAATTATTACTCATGAAGATGGAACGTGCGATATAAAGACGCTTGAAGGGACTATGAGAGCCGACAAAGGCGATTATGTAATTCTGGGCGTAAAAGGCGAGATATATCCCTGTAAGCCGGATATATTCGAAGCAACCTATGAAAAAGTTTGGCCTTTATCTTCATTACTAGAAAATCAAAAAACAGATGTTGGTTCTATGACTGATGAAGAATGGAAAAAATATCTTAATCGCTTAAAATGTCCAGGAGAGTAATTCGAGGAAACTTTTCCTCAAAAGGAATCCAGGACATCATAAACCAACTTAAGCAGTATAAAGCAGACTTGTACCGAAAAGCTGAATTGCTATGTCAACGTTTAGCGGAAGCCGGACAGACAGTTGCCCTGCAAAGCATTAGTGAATCCCCCTTAGGTAAAACAATTACCCTCTGGGTGGAAATGGAGCCGCGGAAAGACGGTTGCAAGGCCATTCTGGTTGCTACCGGGCAAATAAAGTCTAATGACTACGGCACCATTAACACCTTGCTTCTGGTTGAGTTTGGAGCCGGCGCCTTCTATAATCCGTCAGATAATCCGAAAGCCGGAGAGATGGGATATGGAATCGGAACATTCCCCGGACAGATCCATGCCTTTGAAGATGGGTGGTACTATTGGGGCGAAGATGAGAAGTGGCACTACACCCATGGTACAAAAGCCACAATGCCAATGTATAATGCTTCTTCGGCTATACGGACGCGAGTGGCGGCCATTGCAAAGGAGGTTTTCCAGTAATGCTTGATATTTCCTCTTTGGTTTATACCCGGTTGGTGAATGATGAAACACTGAAAAAATATATCAAAGGAAGCGGCACCACTAGGAACGATACACCTTCGGCTTTTCCCTACCTTTATTTCAAAAGCCTGGGCCAGCCGACAACAAGCAGTTCTCTGCAGAACAAGCAGTGTGCCATATCTGCTGATTTTGAAATTATTGTATATGATTCCGGATCTTTCAGCAAGGCAAAACAGTTAATTTTTCTTGCGGCAGATATAATGACAGAATTAGGGTTCACATTAAAATTTGGTCCTCTTGAAGTGGATCGTTCTAATACAACAGAAGCATATCGCTGGATTGCAAGGTTTCATAGGACCTATTGCGAGGGTGATTTGATATAAAAATAAGAGCAATTAACTTTGAGCTTCGTCTAATGGTGAAGTTCTTTTTTATGCAAAAAGGAGGATATGACCTATGGCAAAAGCTGTAGATTTATCAACTGCCGGTATCCATGTCGGATATGGGATCGAAACAACAACTGGAACAAAGCCCACAACCTTTACTGATCTGCCGAATCCCAAAAGTATTCCTGACTTTAATCCAGAAGTAGGTAGCTATGATGTAACATCTTTGAATGATACTATCTGGAAACGTTATATTGATGGGCTGAAAGATCCGGGAGGAGCCCTTGCAATCACGTTTGGTATGTCACAAATGTTCCTGGATATGTGGGAAGCTCTTTGTGATGAGTATGATACGGCTAAAATATCAAATAAACGTATGTGGCTGGAATTTTATCACCCGAGACTAACAAAGGCTTTTTACTTTACTTGCGTGCCAGCAAGATTAGGTTGGGCGGCTTCCGACGTTGACAATGCTTGGGATACCAGTATATCTGTTACACCAACCGGAGAAATCGGGTGGGATGATCCTATTGTTCCAACTGAACCATCGGAAGAACCTTAATAAAAAGTATGGGAGGTATTAAAATATGAGGATTTTAACGATTGGCGGTAAGGACTATAATGTGGAATTTTCCTTTGAAGCTGCAGAGTATAAAGATTGTGTGGACAGTATATTCAAAGTTATTTCTGGCAGTTACATTATGAAGAATGGGCCAACTGATGAGAATGAAAAGATATCTGTTGCAACGGCCATATTGAATGGTACATCTGATATGGTTTCAGACATTCCCAAAATCGCTGTTACGGCTCTTTATGCCGGCTTGCTGGAAAACAATCCGGTGGAAAACGAACAGGCAGCCAAAGCTCTATTTAAGCAGTTTGTCAAGGAGAAACCAGACGATGAGCGTGCTTCATTCTGGGGAATGTATGATTTTCTGAGAGACTGCATGGAAGAAGATGGTTTTTTCAAACTCACCGGAATGGACAAGGTAATTGCTCAGATGAGCGAAGCGGCGGAAGAACAGAAGTCCAAATCCGGGAAGATACCACAGGATCACAAAAGGAAATCAACTTCCACAAAATAATCTGGGAACAGTATTTGCCAGAAGCATTAAATATGGGGGTTCCGTATGATTTATTCTGGCGGTTAAATCCTCGGAAGCTTCTGCCATTTGTAGAGGCATATCGAAGAAAGCAGCAACAACGTAGTGACGAAATGTGGCTCATGGGCCAGTATGTTGCTTCAGCTTTGGACGCTACTGTATGTAATGCAATGCCATTTATTAAAAGAAAGTGGAGAGGTAAGTATTTTGAAGAACCAATACGTGTAACACCAAAGACAGAAGAGGAAAAGCGGTCAGAAAGTGAAAAAGCTTTACAAGGGTTCATCTTTGCTGCTGGAACAATGGAAAATGATATGAAACGTAAAAAGAAAGGCGAGTGATAGACGAAAATTCACTCGCCTTTTTTTGTATGTGCAAAGGGCGGTGAAACCATGTCAGATGTTATTGATGATTTAAAAGTCCAAATAGACGCCAGTACAAATAGTGCTGATGCCAAAATTGATAAATTCATACAAAAGATGATGTCTCTGCAATCTGCCATATCCGGGATTGAAATGTCCGGTGCAAGTCAGGTGGCCTCTGGCATAAATCAGATTGCTTCATCTATCCAAAGCTTTAATGAACGGACTAAAACTGCGGATTTTTCCAGAATAACCGTAGGGCTTAATAAACTGTCGGCGGTTGACGTTCAGGGAGTAAGCAATACCGCTCACGCCATGGAAAGCTTTGCAAATAGTATAAATGGAATTGGTAATCTCAAATTTGATACGGAAACTCTGAATAATATTGCAAATTCCATTTCAAAGCTGGGACGTGCTTCGGTTACGGAGGCAACACAGAATCTGGAATTTTTAAAAACCAGTATGGCAGATTTTGTTTCCGGAATGAACAATGTGGGAAGTCTGAATTTTAATCCGGATTCTCTATATAAACTGGTGTCCTCAATAAGTAGGTTGGGTGGTATTAATGCCACACAGGCGGTAAAGAACCTTCCGCAGATTTCAACCTCCCTGCACAGTTTTGTTTCCAGTATGAATTCTGTTGGCGGTGTCACGTTTAATATTGAGGGACTTAATTCTCTTGTGAACAATATTAGCCACCTTGGTGGGGCAAAAGCTACACAGGCCACAGCAAACCTTAAGCCAATAAAGGACCAGCTTTTAAGGTTTGTGAGTGGTCTGAACGGGATAGGTGCGCTCAATTTTGATACAAGTGGGTTGGAAAATCTCGTTTCTTCTATAACAAAGCTGGGTGGAAAATCTGCAAGCAATGCAATTCCTAATATTCAGAACCTTGGAATATCCTTAAGAAATCTGATGGCCACTCTGTCCAGTGCCCCACGGGTCAGCAATAATCTTATTCAAATAACAAATGCTCTGGCAAAATTGGCTTCCAGTGGTTCCAAAGTGTCAAGTGCCAGCGTTGCAATGAGTAATGGTTTGAAATCGTACACAGGTCGGACGGGAAAAGCCATGTTAGGAATAAAGGGGCTTGCAGCGTCTATTGGAATGTTCTACGCCAGATGGTGGGCGGTAATTCGTGGAATGAAAGGTCTATGGAAAGCAACGGAAGCTTCTATGGACTATATTGAGACATTGAATTATTTTGACGCCGCCTGGGGGCAAGTAGCAGATGCCGGGGTAAAAAACTGGGAGAAGTCTGGCTATGAATCAGCAGAAGCCTATGCCAAATCATTCAGCAAACGTGCACAGGAATTAACGGGGAAAATGTCCGGCTTCATGGCAGATGAGAATGGGAATTTAAAATCTACCGGTGCGGTTAGTCTTGGTATTGATCCAGAAAGGCTTATGAATTATCAGGCTACTTTTGGTCAGATGGCTTCCTCTATGGGAGTAGCCTCTGAAACGGCCCTGCAGCTATCTAACGCTTTAACTATGATAGGTGCAGATCTTGCTTCCGTAAAGAACTTGAATTTCAAAGATGTATGGGAGGATATGGCTTCCGGCATGGTCGGCATGAGTCGGACTCTAGATAAATACGGCGTAAATATCCGCAATGTAAATTTGCAAGAAAAATTAAGTGAACTTGGTATTATGGCAAAGGTTTCGGCTCTAAATCAGCAGGACAAGGCCTTATTACGTGCCATTATCTTATTGGATTCCACTCGGTACGCCTGGGGAGATTTGGCTAGCACTTTAGACGCGCCTTCAAACCAGTTACGACTTCTACAATCAAATTTTGCGAACCTTGCAAGGACGATAGGGAATTTATTTCTGCCTATTGTTGCCAAGGTTCTTCCTTATATTAATGCTCTGGTAATAGCATTACAGCGGTTATTCTCATGGGTCGGCGGACTTTTGGGTATTAAGGTAGGGGATTTCAGCTCTTCTATTGGTTCTGCCGCCACAGACTTTGGAGATATGGAAGATGCAGCAGATGGGATTGCAGATAGCACAGGAGATGCAGCGAAAAATACTAAAAAGATGGCAGACAATTTACAAGGTTTTGATAAATTAAATGTCGTAAGCTCAAAAGATTCTTCTGGTGGTAAAGGTGGTAGTGGCGGCGTCGATGGAGGTTTATTAGATGAAGCTTTTTTGAACTCTTTGTCCGAATATCAGAAAGTTTGGGAAGCTGCATTTGCAAATGTGGAAAATAGTGCACAGGCAATGGCTGATAAAATTGTAAATGCATTTAAGGTCGGTGATTATTACGGTATAGGAAAATACATAGGAGATGGCTTAACAGGGGCTTTAGAAAGTATAAGCTGGTCTGCAGTTTATTCTATTGCGGGTGGATTCGGTACGGGATTGGCAGAATTTTTAAATAGCCTTATTTCGCCTGAATTGTTTGGGGCAGTAGGTAAGACGATTGCAGGGGCTTTAAATACTGCTCTGTATACCGCGCTTGCTTTTGGCATAGCTTTTGACTGGACGAATCTGGGATATTCTAGTGCCAATGGAATTAACAATTTTTTCAATACATTTGACTTTGCTTCTGCCGGAGCGGCGGTTAACGTCTGGGCTAAAGGTCTGTTAGACGCATTAATAGAGGCACTGGATAATATAAACTGGTCTCTAATAGGAACTAAAATTGGAACATTCCTTGAATCTATAGATTTCATTGAAATAGGTGGAAAAGTAGGGGAAGCAATATGGAAAGCCATAAATGCAGGTATAGAGCTTTGGGGGAGTTCTTTTAAGACAGCACCTGTTGAAACGACAATGCTTACAGCATTTGGTCTGCTGAAATTCACAGGACTTGGAAAGTTGTTGTCTGGGAAAATAATGCGATCACTGGCTAAAGGATTGTCTTTCTCTGGAATTGGAACATTACTAGTAAAAGCATTTCCTAGAAGCACTATTATAACCACGATAACTACAACTATGGCTCAAACTGGTGCTTCTTTACCATCAGTATTGTTTGGTGTGATATGGGTACCTATACAGACTTTTTTCACTACAACATTACCTGGATTAATAGGTGGAGCAATAAGTGGTTTAGGTGCAAGCATTGCCGGTGGAATAGCAGCATTGGCCGCAGCTCTTGGAATAAGCGTAACTGCCGCAGCTGCACTTGTGGTAGGTGTAGTTGTTGCAGCTATAGCCACAGTAGTATATGCTTTTACACATTGGGATGAAATTAAAGAATTTTGGACAAAGAAAGTTCCTGAATGGTGGAACACTTCCGTGTTGCCTTTTTTTGAATCTATTCCAGATAAACTCTCTGCAGTGTGGGATAAGGTAAAGTCTACAGCTACTTCTTCATGGGATAAATTGATTCAATATCTGACTGGCATACCGGGGAAAATAGGAAATATTGTTACAGACATCGCTGATTGGTTTAATGAATTACCTGGGAAGATTGGATATGCTTTAGGGTATGCTCTGGGAACCATTACAAAATGGGGCTTAGAAGTAGCAGAATATATGGCTAAGAAAATCCCCGAAATAATAGCTTCTGTGGTAAAATGGTTTTCTGAAATGCCTGGGAAGATATATACTGGAATTTCTACCTTTATAACAAATGTTGCAACCTGGGGAACAGAAATTTACAATGCATTTAACCAAAAAGTATCTGAAATAATTGTCGGCACTGTGAAATGGTTCTCTGAAATGCCCGGGAAGATATACGATACAATAATAAAAATCAAAGAGAAAATATCAACATGGGCCACGAATACCGTATCATTTTTTAAAACAGAGGTTCCTACTATTGTAGATAAGGTGATAGAATTCTTTGGAGAATTACCGAAGAAAATGGTTACTATAGGCGAAAATGTCATTAAAGGTCTATGGGAAGGTATTACGAATTTGACGGACTGGCTGGGAACTGGTATCGCCTCTTTTACTAAAGGCGTAATTGATGGGTTTAAAAAAGGCTTTGATGAACATTCTCCCTCGAAAAAAGCGTTCCAGATTGGTGATTATTTTACCATCGGAATGATGAATGGTATTGAGGATAAATTTGGTGTAATTTATTCTAAAGTAGATTCTTTTGCTGACAAACTAACAGATTATAATATTTCTCTGCCATCAATAGATACCAACGTACAAGTCAGCAGGGAATTCTTTGATATGGTAGATACAAAAGCCTCTGTTTCCTACGATACACCTTCTTATGATTTTAAGGCCGGCATATCCGCAGAATTGCATGCAGCGTTATCTGGAATTATTGATTATGAGAAGATGGCAAAGACTATGGCACCGATTGTAGCTGATGCGTTAGAGCATGCAGATATAAAAGCAAAGATTGGTCAGCAAGAAGTTTGGAAAAGTACAAAAGATAGTTGGAATCAGGATTATAGAAAGTTAAAAAAAGCACCAGTACCAATTTGATTTAAGGGCCATAGACTCTTCCAATGTGGATAGCCTATGGCCTTTTTTGTTTTATTATTAAAATAGCAATTTAACCGCTTTAGGCGATAACCTTGGTGGCAAGAAAACCATTTCCGGGGTCACTGAGGTAACCCTTGATGCCAATGGATACGGCCTAGTTAATTTTGGCTATGTGTTTGCCAACACCTACACTAATGTTATTATTAGTAACAATACGGGGTTGTATTTCCAGTACGAAATCTACCCTGGAGGTTTTGGCGTGTGGGTATTTGATGCAAATGGAACAAAGCTAATTAATACGAAAATCTGGGTCACATGGATAGCTCATGGGACGGCAAAATGATCATTTAATATTTTTTGACAAGTGATTCTTAAACCAATTTGAAGGCTCCCACATAAATGTCATCTATAAATAATTGAAGTACTCCTGCATCATCCCATCTAATAGATGCCCTGGAGGTTATTCGATAATTGAGAGCATTTGTTGTATTATTCAATACAGTATTCGTGTTTTCCAATGCACTAGCATTTGCTTTTAATGCTAAATTGCTATTTTATCTACATTGTTAAAAAAAGAAAACGAAATTAAAATATATTGATTTAAAGTAAATAGTAACACACTATACAACAAAACAGAGAAACGCACTGTATTTAAGCCATTTCTCTGTTATGTGAAAAAACTGTGAATGAATGGTGTTAGCTTTTTATAAACGATTGTAGACGATTTTTACAACTATAACCGATTATAAATGAATATTCTGTTGTAGTGTCTGTCGAAGATTCTGCAGTTATCAACGTTTCGTCTTTCCCAGAGGTTGTTTTACCTCTACAAGCGGATACGCTGATGATATAGCACATAATGCTGCTACAAATAACTTATTTTTCATATTCATTCCCCATTTCTTTTTGCAGCGCCTGGGGCCGGAGGGAGAAAGGGGAACTATGGGAGAGGTACAAAATAGCTGCGAACATTGCAAGACACTGATTGAGTATATTGGTGATATTGATGAAAACAGGGATCAATTAAATTATTGCCCGGTATGCGGTAGAAAAATTAATGAAGAGCTTCCTGAATGGAAGCAGCACTTAGAAAATCGTTTTGCAAAGGTAATTTAGGATTTTTCTTTCTATTTAAAATGCTATTGCTAAAATAATAGCCAAGGTACAATAAAGTACTACTCCATCAATATTCTTATTTCTCCAGCACCACAATGCCATTATCAAATCAAAAAACGTTACAATCACACGTGAAACAACAATAATAGTCAT